CGCCGCCACCGCCACCACCACCAAAATAAAAAGATGATCCAGTAATAGTAGACAATATTCCAGCGCCGCCAGCTCCTATTGCCGTAGCATTGTTTGCGGTTACTACAGTTGAATCTGTATTTGATCCTTGAGAACCAGCGCCGCCACCACCAGCAGCTCTAGTTGGAGTTCCACCAGCTCTAGATGCATACATGTTGCCACCAGAATTACCGTAAATAATTCCAGTATTTCCACCTAAAGAATTCCCAGTTGAATTTCCTCCAGTATTAAGAATAGTATTATTAGAGGCCGCTCCGCCTCCTGAGCCTCCGTTATATCCTATGCCAGTATCATGTGATCCACTGGTTCCGCCGCCAAATGCAGTTGCCCCAAATGCTGTTGTAGATGTTCCATTTGCACTACCAGAACCTCCACCGCCAACAACAAATGAGTATGCTGTACCAGCAATTAAGTTAAGTTTTGGCAATGATATAACGCCACCAGCACCTCCTCCTCCGCCAAGTGCAGCGCCGCCGCCTCCGCCTCCACCTACGATTAACGCATCAACAAGTATTGGGGCTGGAGATGTGTATAGAGTCCATGCCGAATTTGCGTAGACTTCAACTGTAGAATTAGAAGTGTTATAACGCAACATTCCGTTAACGGGTGTTGGTCTTTGAGCTAAGGTTCCAGAGGGAAGAATTAAGCTATCTGTAGATGTAAAGTTAGCGTTTTGGTTTTCATCTATAACAATAGCGTTGGTGCTATTTGTTTGTAGAGTTAAGTTAGCTGTGCCGTCTCCCGTCTTGATTAAAGACGTGAATTCTAGATTTGTTCCCGGCGTAGCATTTATGGACGACATTTAAGCATCCGGTGGGAGCGGGACTCCGCCTTCAGACAGCCAAACTTGGTATTGTTGCCAGTCTGTGTTTTCTGGGTCGTTAGGAATAGTTACATTGTCTGGCAAACGATAAACCATGTTTGGGTTTACAACATTTGTACCTAAGTAATAAATTTCTCTGTAGTTATATTCCATTTACAGCTCCGAGGATCCAATAAAGTTTACTGCGCCTTCTAAAAGATAAATATTTCCTGCTGTTGGTGTTGTTCCGCCAGAAGATCTAGTTTGAGTAAAACTGCATCCATCAGTTGTTATGGAAGAAGCGCTAAATGTAAAAACGCCTGTTCCTGAAACAACTAAAATACCCGGTATTGCCCACAACGCATTTCCTACCGTTGTTACATCTGGCACACTAGGGGTGGCTCTTTTTGTTACAGAAAATTTAAATTGAGGAGTTACAAAATATGAACTTGCAGCATACATACCATAAACAGAATACAGTGTGGTTTTAATAACCTCGTAGTAACGCTGACACATAGCTAACTGAGTTGTGTAATCAACATACTCAAATCCAGTAGCAGAAGTACCTACTTCTAGTTGTACGCCTGTTATGTAGAATGTTGCGCCTGAAGTGCTGATTACATTTGTTTGTCCAGTTGGTCCATAAAATAATGTTGAACCCCAAGAACCTGCAGTTCCCAAACTGGCACTATTTGCGCCCAATGAAAAATTAACACTTATTCCAATTCCGTTTGTTGTTAGCCATGTACCTGTTGTATCACCAGCAATCGTTACACTAATTTGAGTCCATGTGTTTGCCGTTGGAATTGAATAGCTAAAAACATAACATCTATTTGCTGCTGAGTTTAATAACATACCGCCAAAAGTGCCTGTTAGCGAACTCCGCACCCAAAATGACAATGTAACTGTTTTAGCATTAGCTGTTCCCCAACCTAAATCGGCAGTATTTAAACCTTCAATTAATTGGTAAACACGAGATACGGTTGTTGCTGATAATGAGGCTTGTGCTGTTGTTACTGTTGCGCCAATGTAATTTACAAATCCTGCTGGTGGAGTTACAGAACCAGCATTTTGTTGTGTTGTAAAAGCCACGCCTGTACTTGCCGTTGATGAATAGTTTTGTATAGCCCATCTATCAACAGAATATCCAGCATAGTTACCAGCTACTGTAGTGCTACCCCAAGCTTGACTAGCCCCAGCATTACGCTGGTCAATACGCATATCACCGTTAATAATACGGTTCTTAAAGCGTGTAGCATTACCAGCGCCAAGCGCAGTGGTCCCAATAGTCAGACCAGACGTAGTTAAAGACGTGCTGGTATCCCCGCCCGGAGATGTAATTCCAGTAGTGCCATTAATTGTTACAGGCATGGTAGATCCTTAAATTGTAGGTATTTCTACCCAAGACTGAGTAGCTTCATCCCATGTATACGATTTGCCGTCATTAGGATAAGGTACTGGAGCTTCCCATAAGTAAGTAGATGTATTAAGGATCCAGCTTGGATAAGGTTGCGGTGCATAGAACACGCCAACAACGCCATCAATAGTTACTGATGAATCATATATATATCCAATGCCAGCGTAGTTAGCACGAAGCGGAATTCCACCATCTGGAGTATGCGGTTCTGCAGGAGGAGACGGTGCGTAATGCACGTTTCCATAAGTGTTGTAGCTAGTCTGAACCCATGTTGATGGAGATCCTACGGCACCAGAATTAATAAAGTCTTGGTCAGCCGAAATAACTTCAGTCACCATGAACTGGGTAGCTAAAGTAGTTGGTTGAATTTTTGCAAAGTATGGCATTTTTATTCCTTTAAGCTGTATATGTACCACTAGCTGTGTATTTTAATATAGTATTTAGTCCACTGGTAGTAATAGTTGGGCTACCAGTATATGTTCCTACGCTGGCTGTTGGCACGGATATAATAACTACCCCAGAACCACCTGAAGCGCTTGTAGCGAATCCGCCACAACCTGCTCCGCCACCAGTATTTGTTCCTCCGTTATTAGCGCTCGGACCACCTTGACCACCACCTCCAGCACCACCACCGCCACCATATTGACCACCGCCACCGCCGCCGCCACTATAATATGTGCCAGAACCAGTAATGGTATTGTAATGCCCCGTACCACCAGCGCCACCACCGTCTCCAATGCCTTGACCACCACCAGCACTTCCACCTCCGCCACCGCCACCAGCAAAGTTAGTACCACCTCCACCGTTATTGCCTTGTCCTGCGGTTCCAGCACCTCCACCAGTTGATCCCACGTTTGGCCCATTACCGCCACCGCCACCTGAACCACCACCACCGCCGTTTTGATCTGCACCGCCACCAGCTCCACCGCCGCTAGATGTTGCAACTCCTGTAATAGAAGAGTTAGACCCAGTTGCACCACTACCACCACCACCGCCAACAACCATCGTGTAAGTAGTATTAGGGGTAGCTACCAATGAATTTGAAATAAACCCACCACCACCACCGCCGCCGCCAAAACTATATGACGCATAGGTACCACCACCGCCAGCAATTATTAGGTAAGTCATTGTGTACTTTCCTTTACCACCTCCAAAACCGAAGGCTCTAACTGAATCGGCACGGGCAGCTAAGAATGGCATATTACTTAAACTGTGACTGTGACGCTAAAACAGTATAGGTAGCATTAGCGGTCTTAATTAAACTAAAAACATAGACATCAATACTTAATGTATTACCTGAAGTTGGAGCTGATCCACCTTGCCATTTTGGAGTAACTGCTGCACCGTCAACTTGAAATACTGTTGGGTAGTACGCTACTGCGCCGTTTGTATTCATAAATACAACGCTTACTGATTGGTTATTAGCCAACATAGAGTTAAGCGTAGTTGTTGAATTACCACGGAAGTTAATAGTGGTATTAGCTGTAGCATTGGCTGTGTAATACAAAATAGGCTGTGTTAAAACATCGTATACAACGTTGGCGCCCATAGCAGTTGCTGTGGCATTAGCTTTTTCTATAACTGCCGCCGCAAATGCAGTAGTTTGGTTTGATGCTATGGTCACGGCCACGGTATTAGCGCCGCTAGTCGTAAAGACTAGATTACCAGTAGCATCACTGTTAACAGTAAACCCTGTTGTTACGGTATTCCCAGAAGCTATTACTGACATATTAGATAACCACCCATCTTTGTCCACTAGCTACAGTAATAGATACACCGTTTGCTGTTGTAATTGGTCCAACAGAGAATCCGTTTTGACCAGCAGCTACTGTAGCATTTGAGGTAACGTTTACATTATTGATAATGATTGCGCTATTACCAGCCGCTATTGCAGCGTCAACCGTAGACCACGATAAAGCATTTGCACCGTCTGTCTTAAGGTATTTGTTAGCGTTACCAGTTTGGTCTGGCAGGATTGTATTAGAAGAAATTACTTGGGCTGCACTACCGTTAAAGCTTACGCCCGATGCTGCGCCGTTTCCAGCACTAGTAAAGGTCAAAGTACTGACTACAGAACCCGCAGAGATGTTAGCTGGAGACTGCCAAATAGGAGCAGTAGCGTTACCAGTAGACTGTAGCAGGTAGGTATTAGTACCAAAGTTTCCATTAAATGCAACCGCATTGGTTGAGTTAATAGTCATAGCATCTACGTTGCTAGCGTTGGTAACAATACGGACGCCGTTATTAGTGGTAGTACCTAGTACCAATTCACCGTTTACAGAATAGACATAGACCGCATTTGGTAGTGCAAGACTTCCATTACCAGCAAAAGTAGAGCCGTTAATACCAAAGTCACCGTAGTAAGTACCGTTGGTTCCTAAGTCATTACTAACAATATAGTCTGCAGAAGCAGCATTACCGCTGCTGGTGTTTTGTAATATCCACTGTCCGTAGCCGTTTTCTGCGTGGACAAATGAACCAAAGATACCTGTATCGGAATAACCTAAAGTACCGTCTCTAAATGCGCCATAAGCTACGTTTGCGGAAATGTCGGCTGTAGCACTAAAATACTGAGATTCAATTGTGTTGTTTAAAAACGTCAGGTTTGCTGAAGAAGCTAATGCATTAGAGCCATCACCATAAGGAATTCGCCCAGTAGCTAAAGTTGTTAGTCCTGTACCACCCGCTACTACAGGAAGAGTGCCAGTCGTTAAAGAACTAGTAGATGTAGCATAGACTGCAGCATTAGCTGTAAAGGTAGTTAATCCTGTGCCGCCGTATGCTGTAGCAATTGTGGTGGCATTCCATGTTGCATTGGAAATAGTTGTGCCACCAAAGTTAGCGGTTGTTGTACCCCAGTTTACGGACGCTGGAAGGAGTGCATGTTTACTCCAAGTACCAGCAGTTGAGCCATTGGCTAGCAATGTAACAACGTCAATGCCACCACCCGGTATTAAATCAACTAAACCAGACGAGGTGTCAGTAACAGTTAAGTTACCAGTAGAGTCATTGTTAAATACAAAGGCAGCTCCCGCAGCTAAAGTGGTTGCATTTGGAAGTTGATATGTTTGATCTAAAGTACCAGTTAAGCGCTGGTAGTAAGTAGATGCTGCTGTTAATGTAGTCGTTGTGCCTGCTGATGTAGTAGCAGTAAAGCCGGGCAACCAATTATTGAAGTCAATATTTACATTGGCATCACGCAACACTACGCTGTTAGCGCCAGATGAAGCTGTAACTCCAGTACCACCGTAAGCAACGCCGATTGTATTAGCGTTCCATGTACCTAAAGTAATGTTACCTAAAGCCGATACATTACCGCTAGAATCTAAATAAACGGATTGCTCTGCAGGATAAGTTACAAAGACCGACTGACTGCCAGAATTAAAGTTAGCTAAACTACCGCCATTGCTAGATGAAATAACGGTGTTACGCACCACAGAGTTATTAGCACTGTAGTATGTACCAATACCAACTTCCCACTCAGCACCGCCAACTGTAGCGATGGTGTAGTAGGTCGTGTTGGAATTGCCAACGCCGTTAGCAAAGGTTTGATAGCCAGTAGTGGCACCAAGTAAAGTTACTGTACCTGTGCCGGGGCTACTCGCCGTCTCTAATACACGGTCCTTAAGCACCAGAGCCATTTACGGCTCCTTAACCAGCAGCGCTGAGTGTGTAAGTTACGTTTATTGTGTCGCCAGAAGTTACCGTCTTTGACCCTGCCGTGAACGCACCGATACTAAAGCAAGTACCAGTAGTAGAGTCAATAGTAGAAGAGCCGCCAATATTGATAAACGCACCATAAACAGTTCCTGAACTTGTCATGCTAAATACGACAGCAGCGGAAGTAGTTAATACTGATGGGTTAGCAGAAGTAGCAGAGCTAAATACTGGAGTCTTGCGTGTACCAGAGTAAGTAGGAGCGTTAGATCCACCAACTTCATACCAACCAACGTGGCTAGCTTGTGTATCTGTGTAAGCTGGAGTAAATGTGTTGCTAGCGTTAGCACCACCTAGACCCATTACAACAGCACCACCGCCTGTGTTAGCAAAGTATGCGTTTAATAAACTTTGACGACCAACGTTAGTAGTCAAATTCTCAATAACGTCATTCCATTTTTCTGTACCATCAGAACCAATACAGGTGAAGGTATATACACCTGCTAAGCCTACAGACTCAACAGAGCCTCCGCCTAGTTCTGCAGTAGCACCTACAGTATCACCAAATTTTGCAATTTCATTGCTCATAAAAACTCCTAACTTATGCGAATAATAGCGGTGTTTGCAAGGGCCGCTGGAAAATAAATGTTAAATGTCTGGTTGTTTGTTGCAACCGTACTACCAAAGTTTAATACCGCAACTGACGCATTGTTAAAGGAACTATTATAAATCAAAGCTCCCGCAGCGCTAATTGTAGACGAACTCCACGAAGTATTGGCAAAAGAAATGAATGCCACGTTACCCGTGTTGGTAGGGGTTTGGGTTACGCTTAAGGTGTTTCCACCAGCCGTATAGCCTGTACCAGTTGTTTCACCAGTAGTTGTATATGCTGTGGTGGAATTACCAATACTTGCGCTAGCCGTGTACAACGCAATTTTAAAAGTATTAGCCGAGAAGTTATGCTGCGCATTTAAGAGCTGAACTTTGAACGAATCGGTCTGACTTTGATATATAGGCATTAAAGGACCTTGACTCTGGCTTGACCATCACGATAAGCATCACCACGCTCAAGACCGTCACCGAGGCGTTTGAGTTGAGCCATAGCTTCTGTGTACTTAGAGTTGTACATAGCAATCATGTCAGCCTCACCCTTCATATAGGTGTAAGCCTCAACCAATGTTCCGTATAACAGAATAGGGCTATAGTTATCCCCAAGCCATGATGTACCAGCAGTCACAATTGACTCTGGATAATAGAAGTAATGGAGTTCTACACTGTAATTGGCATCAGGAGTTGGCCCCATAATGAAAGCTAGTTCATTTATGTCGCTGTACTGTGAACCAAACAATGCGTAATAACGGGGTAATCCTGTAGCTGTTGGGCTTGGATACGCTTGGCGAATATAGTTAACATCCTTATTCAGCAAGTATTCGTAAGTACCATCCGCTTTAATTACCGCCATGGAAAAAGTAGACAGATAATTGTCTGGGCATGATAGGTATGGGTTACCTGTTGTAGCAGTACCAGTAACGTTCTTTCGCAAGGAAGGAATCTGCACCGTATTATAAATACGCTCTTCCGCCTGCTCAATGAAGGTGTTAATCTGAGTGGTTACATTAACCGTACTCGTATTACCACCAGACAGCTCTACAAACGTATCAGGAAAGATATTCTCTGTATACGTCTGTACTTGCTGAAATAGTTCTGCGTAATTCATTAGCCCATCGGCCCTCTAGATTTAATGCCTTTAGTTGCAGCACCATAACCACGCATAGTAATACCATCAGTCTTAACATCGTCACGATCTGGATCGCCTAAGCTAACACGACCTGTTGGTTTGCCTGGTTTAAAGTCACCCGCTACTTGGCGAGTTGGGTCAGGTTTACGGCTAACAGATAGCATTGCATCTTTTGCACTTAATGCAGTGCCTTTCATGGTATGTGGCTTAGCGTAGACATCAGCACTGCCTACCTCTTTACCCATAACTTTTTTAGAGAATTTAGCCATGATTACCCCTGATTTTTAGCACGAGCTAAGTTACGGCCAACAGCTTTCATTGCTGCTCCAGTAACGGTAGATGCACCTTTTTTGCCTTTACCAGTTTGAATGGCTAAGGTTGGACCTGTATCACCAAGGTTCTTACCTTTGGTTTTACCAGTTTTTGTTACGCCGTCTGCTGCTTTTCTGAATGTCATAATGACTCCTAAGTTATACTAACCGTTACTGTACCCACTTGTCCCATTGCAATCAAGTCATTTTCCGTTAAAACGGTATCAAACAACCTTGCACCACCAACTGGGTTAAAGCCCCATTGGAAGATTCTACTACCCATATCTGGGTTTCCTAACCCATCTGGACCAGTTCCACCATTAATGTCAATCTGCAAACCATTGGTGCCAGATTGCCAATAACTTACATCAGGACGTGGATCCCGAACCGCTTGCGGATCGTTCACCGGATACATACCCAATTGTAACTGAGGTTGATCGGGGTTCCAACATGATTGACAAACTTTAATCTTGAATGGTTTAGTCTTTACAACCTCATTTTTAAGATCCGAAAGCTTGTACCTAAAACCACATCGGTCACATTCCGCAATTGCGTACTTACCTGATGCAAATTGATTGGGCATATCTTACCTTGCGTAGAACATATTCCGAGGTACAAAACGGATTGGAGCTTTCTCTCTATCCTCCTCAGCCGCCAACCTAAATTGTTCCTCATAATCCATCTTTAACATAGGAATACGGTTCATATCTACATCAGGAAGCTTGGTAGATAACTGATAAGCCAAGCCTGCAACCATGCAAGGAATGAAGCGGAATGGGATATCTTGTACATACACGCCAGTTCCAGCATCTTGAATGCGGCGTAAGCGGTAGTAAACGAATGTATATTGGCTGCCAGGAGAGCTAGGCGTAGGCCAGACATTAATGCATGGAAGGTTCTGTACAGTAACCGTAGCGTTAGCAGTATGAGCTGCAGCAGTAGTACCGTTTTGACCACGGGCGCAGTTGATTAACTGGTTTCCGTTGATGTTTGGATAGCTAATTGTCTCGTTATCAATCTTAATAAATCCAGAAGAAGTTAACCCGCTTGTAGAAGTGAGATCAATAGTCGTTGCTGTAGAGCTTATATTAGCGCTTAAAAGGGCGTCTGAGAGGTTTTCTTGACCTGACTGACGGTTGATGTACACCTGAATCGGGCGCCCCTGTGCGAGCTTATTAGGCAGGCTCATGTAGGTCGGCTCTGCAATACGGCTAATATTGATGTCTATTTGGTTGGAAGTACCGTTATTTTGGCGGATAACCATGTCCATAAGATCAATGGTATCTGCTGGGTATGGGTACATAGCCTGTCCTGTAACCATTGGAATCACGCCCTGTTCTACAGTCCACAGGTTAATACCACGGTTAGCCCATTCAATAGTCAATAAATTTAAGGAACGGCGGGCAGTACGGAAATCGTATCCAGTACGCAGCTCTTTGCCGCATCTCTCGAAGGCTTCTTCGATTAGATCATTTACATCTAGATTAAATGCGGTTGTTCCAGTTGTTGCCATTATTTTTTCTTCGCTGTTTTAGCAGATTGCAAAAATGCCGCTTTAGTAGGCGCACCCTTAGATCCAACAGGACGCATCTTTTCACCAGAGCCAGCCGCAATGCGCTTTTGCTTCGCATGAATATTTGCATATAGTCCAACTTTCCCACCTTCAGCAAACTGAGTAAAGTCTGTATTATCTCTACGGGGTTTCTTAGTGCCTTTAGGCATTTTAGAAGGAGCGATATCACCCATGCCACGAGATGGTCTCATGCTCTTGTCTTTCCACGAATAGCACAACCGTCAGCACGGGCAGAGGCGGACTTTACTGAACCACCTTTTTTCATACCAGTTACATTACCCATTGTGTCAACAGCGGGAATGTTCTGTTCGGTAGTGCCAAAGCGCTCATACTCTTGCTGTTTTTCAGCACGAATACCACGTTCTTTATTGGCTTTGTAATAAGCCTCACGCTTTTCTTTTTGCTTACCAGTTTCTTCGTATGGCATGATTAGCACATCCCGCCAGATTTCATCTTAACCATTGTACCTTTGGTATGACCTTTCATAACGCATCCGTCAGCACGGGTTACGCCACTTTTAGCCATTTTATGCATAGACTTTTCGTGAGCCTTAACTTCTTGCTTGGCTACTTTTTTCATCATTGGCATATCTTCTTTAATATCTGAATGTTTCATAGTTCCACCTTCCTTAAATTTCTTGCCTTTATCGGCAGTCATAAAATCTTTACCTACAGTCGTTGGGATGCCCACCTTTTTTGCAAAGCTTGGCGAGTGAGCGACTGCCGCCATTAAATTGTGTTGCTTCTTAGATACGCTAGGCATTATGCTTTCCTTAACTCATCAATTTTAGATTCTAATCTAGCAATACCAGCATCAAACCGTTCCATAATCTTTTCTAAATCTCGCTGTACTTCTGAACGAGTAATGTGTTCACGAGCAATTTCTTCACGGGTTCTGTTTAACAGAATACCAAGACGATCTAACTCTTCAAATTTACCTTTAAGCATAAAACCCATTACTGCGACAATTGCACTTAAAACAACATTCCATAGCATCATTTCCATCACGGGCATTTCCATCGTTTCAGACTGGCTGCCTTACGGGTAGGGCGACCTTTCTCATCTTTCATTGGACCCGGCATCCCAGACATACGAGCGCAAAAAGATTTCTTTCGTGCGCCGCCTTCTGGCTGTGGGGCTTTTAAATTACTACCTGTTTTTGCATTATATGCTTTTCTACCTGCCGCAGTCATGCCAGCACCCTCTTTTGTACTAAGGTAATTTCTACCTTTTCCTTTGGTTGTTTTGCGTATTGGACTAGCCATTATGCAACCTCAAAATTGTTATTTTTTGAAATATTATCAATACCACGCATAGCTCTTAAATTGCTAGGAACATGAAGTCCTGATACTAGCTTACCTTGTAATGGGATAATATGGTCTACATGCCAAGGTTCGCCAGTAATTTTAGTCTGTAGCGCCGCCAATTTATACTCATTTTGGATACGCTCTTTATCAATATCAGTAAGCCACGCAGGAGTTCTCTGAAGTTTAAAAGCTCTACGAGCTGCTTCGTATGCGGCAACCTTATCTAATCGACCTTTTTGTCTTAGTAATTGATTTATTTTTGATTTCTCATGATCAGCATAGTAATGTTTTAATGCTTGCTCTTGGCGTGATTCTTTGTTGCGCTGATACTCTGCTGCCCAATTTCTTTTGCTATCACTAGTTATACGCTTATGTTCTCTGCTACAAAATCTAGCATTACTGCGCATATGACCAATGTTTATTCCACATAATTCACAAGCACGGCCTTTAGCGGTGAGGCCAGCCCCTTTCGAGACTGGAAGTTTCTCACCACGCCCAACTGCAAGAGATGGGGTTTTCTTAGCCATAAAATACAGTAATGCTTGAGTTAGCTGGCAATGACACATAAACGCCATTATCAAAACGAACACCTTCGCCCGGTATCAATGTAGCAATAACAGCCGTATTAGTGGTAACGTGAAGTGTTAATCGGTTTGTTCCAGTAGCAGAATTAGAAGTTGTATCATAAAACTGAATCTCACCAGCGGTACCGCCGGGAGCTACTTGATAGCCTTTTACTCGTGTTGGACCAGAAAATACCGTAGCATTTCCATCTAAATGCGCTGCTTTAACGTCAGTTTGCATCATAATTAATCTCCTAAAGATGTAAGCGGGGGACGAATCCCCCTAAGATTAATTAAACGTTTTGCTGACCGTTGTCCGCAACGTAGTAGCGAATAGACCCAGTTACAGGACCACCAACTGCACCAGCAGTACCAATAGCAGAAGTAACAACGATTAAGTTAGTTGCGTTTGCTACGTTACCTAAAGATGAACCACCACCTGTGCCACCGATTTGGATAGCTGTACGAGCAGTTAAGTTAGCGTTGTTAGTAAATGCGTTAGGAACGTTTGTGCCTAAAGTACCTGTTTGACCAGGACCTACGCCGATTAGTGGGGTAAACCCTATGTTACAAGTAGAGTTAGCACCTGTAGATGGGTTAGTAATGTTAACAGTCAATACAACAGCGTTAGCTGGCAAAATTAAAGCTGGAGCGTTAGTAGCAGAAGAAACTACTACGTTTGCAGTTGTAGATGATGTGTTAGCGATATAAAACTGGGCAACCATGTCCATCGAACCAGCATAAGCTGTACGAGTTGAGTCACCACCTGTTGAGCGCCATACGGCTGAGGTTGTTGCTAATGCCATGATAAATTGTCCTTGCATATAAGATCAGCCTATCAATCAATATGCTGTCTGCCGGGACAGTTTGATAAGCCGGTTTTCCCCGGTTTCTACGATATTACTACATTTCAAAATAAGTGCAAGCTTTATAAAGAAAAACCCCACCGGGTAGGGTGGGGCTTTCTTGTAGCTGGGGAGCTTTGATTAAGCGCCAGCAGAGCCAAACATTCCGAGTGGATCAGACCAACCGAAAGAATAACGCTCACGAGACTTGTAACGAACGTTACCAGTATCGAAGTCGCCGTCCATGCTGTTGCTCAAAGGAGTACGAACGAAATGCTTCATACCGTTTGGAACATCAGTTGTCAGGAACCAAGCATTGGTGTCGGTCAAGAAGTGGTTAACAGCGTAACCTTCAGAGACAGAACCGTTGTTCTTGATAGCGTTGATGTCGTTGTCGTTTGTACCAACACGCAATTCAGTTTCGAGCAAACGAGTTGACACGAACTGTAATGCAGGAGGAACAACCAACTTCTTAGGCTTAGCAGCGATCAAGAGACCACGCTCATCAGTCCAAGCAGCGATTTGAATTACAGCGGCTTCCAAAGAAGTCTCATTCAAGTCAGCAGGAGTAGATGGAACGTTGCTGTTAACACCACCAGATACCAAAGGATGCTGAGCGCTGAACAGAGGAACGCCGTCGCCACCGTTGTAACCAGTGGTGAAACCGTTATTCAATACAGCAGCAGCTTTAACCTGCTTGGTATAAGCCATAGCACGAGCCAAAGACTTGGTATAGCGAGCTGATAAAGAATCGTAGAGGTTGTCTTCGATTGCTTCTTCAGTCAAGCTAAAGCCCAAGGCAATAGTTTCGTGGTTGTAGCGAGCTGTCCATGCTTCTTGAGCATTGTCATAAGCGATGGCTGAGCCTTCGTTTTTGACAGGAGCTGCAGAGAAACCTGACAGTTTTGTTTCTTCTTCAAATGAACGCTCAGAGGTCTCTGTTTCATAGATCTCTTTGTGTTCTTCGCCGTAGCGAGCATACTCAAGTCCAAACAAGGCATTGAGTCCGGGTAATAGCTCTTTTAGGAGCTGCGCACGAGAAATAGCCATTTAAAGCTCCTTATAGATAATTCTGGGCGGCTGCCAACAGAATTTGTGGGTTATTCAATTTAACAATCACTTCAGTGTAAGCGTTGTTACCGGATGCTGTCTCAGGGACAACTGCTACTACACGAACAGGCAATGCCGCTGCGTTACCAGTACCTGATACAGGAGCAACAACGGATAAACCGGAGTTACCTGTAGTAGATGAACCAGTACCTTGGCGGATAGACAAGTTTGTGCCAACAACAGAAGCGTTAGCAGTAGTTACAGTAGTATTACCAGAGAAGGTAACAGCTACTTTAAATGCTGCTTGTGAATCGTCAACGATGTAAGCAATAGCTGAAGAAGCTGAAGAATTACCTGGGTAATACTGAGCTTGTACAGTCTGTTGCTGTGAGTTAACGTACTGAACACCTACAAACACACCATAAGTGAGGTTTGCTGTGTTGTCAGTTGTAGAGTCAACAGTTACGTTTGACTTGATAATGCTACCACCCTTGACCATAACGATGTCGCCGTTGAAGATCGCAGTATTATAAGTACTGGCAATCGGTAGCTGACGTGTAGCCCCAGCATAGGGCATAAAGTCAACACGGTTAATCGCTTCTAGACCATAGGGAGCTGAAACGGTTGGATAAGCCATTTAAATCTCCTAATAAGTTAAAAAGTTAGTTGTTACCTTTGCCAAAGCTAGTCGTGGATTTGTTCTCTTTAAAGAGTGGCATCCTTGGGTCGCTTTGACGCATCAAGTTATTGTCTACGGCATCAGTCTGAGATGCGCTTTGCTTGGCGTAATAAGCGTTACGCTGCTCCACGAACTCAGTTGGTGTCTTACACAATAACAAGCCGCCGATCTCAATGTTGTCTTTAAAACGACTTTGAGGATCAACTAACAGTTGAAATTTGGGTTGTTCTTCAATGCGCACTGGCTCCCAACCTTCCCGTAATTTAGCGGAAAGATTGCGTGGATCAGCAGCGTTCAAATTAGCAACACGTACCCAGCGATATGAATACCCAGCCTCTTTATCAGGCTCAGGAAGTAACTCAGGTTGCGCCCACTGTTGGGGACGTTCAAACGTTGCTCTAGTATCTACATCACGTTTAATTCTTGCTTCAGCCATTTTGGGCCTCCAATTTAGTTAGTTCACGGGCATACTGCTCTGGGGTTAAACCCAGTTTCTTCGCTAATGCGACTTGGGTTTTACTAATACGAATCTTTTTCGGAGACGTACTTCTGGTTGCCGGAGCGACGACCGTACTAGCTTTAGGCCGATTAACCTTAGCGGGTTCATCAGTCTCTACTTCTTGTTCCCCATCAAAATTCTCAGGAAAACGTTTTCGCATCGTTTTATCAATGCTTTCGTAGTAATCATCAGATCCAGCCGGGATCCCATTACGTACTAATTTTTCGTGCAATCCAAGCGCCAAGCTGGTCATTTCCTCATCGGATCCGAACCAATCGTTTTGCTTTTGCCATGCAATAGCCTTACGATCAGGCGCATTTACTTGCGGTTGTTGTATTTGTACATCAAATTGTTCTTCTTGAGAAGCTTTTTTAAACTGTGGTTGATAATTTTCTGCTTTATCCATCCGAAACTTCGCATTTGTCATGCGTTCTTGGGCTTCTAATAGCTTATCAGCGTCACCAGACTCATAGGCGGACTTAAAATCTTGCTTTGCCGACTCTAATTCTGACAGTGCTGCACTTTTTACTGTATCAACATACACAGATTCACCGTTATGAAGACGTTCTTTGAGCATTTTGTTCTCAGCCAACGCTTTTTTAGCTAGGTTAATCGCTTCATGCTGCTCACGAATAGCCGCTTCCTTCTCACGACGCTCTTGATGCCAGACTTTCTTCGCTTCCTTGAGGGCTGCGTTTTGGTCATTGTTGAATTTCTCTAGATTTTCTTCTTCTAAAGCCTCAACTACCTCTGGATCTACAGCTTTACGGTTGCGATCCTGTGGGGGAACATCATTTTCAATCTCAATCTCGAACTCTTCGCTAGATTCAGTCTCAGGCTTAGCCTTTACCTCATCAGGAAACTCGAATTCTTCTAATTCCATCTTGTTTTCAGCCATTTATAGCTCCTTAAGCACGTGTGATGCCACGTGGATCCTGTACTACGGCTTCCACAACGTCATCATTGATCATCCTGAACTCACGACCGTGAATTAACAGGCGTGTTCCAGCGTTTGGTCTGACAATTACGAAATCACCCTTTTGACACCATGCTCCGTTGGGGAATCTTTTCTCATCTTTATAGCAATCCGGTCCCATTTCGACCACAAATAGTACTGTTGCCAGCTTTTCTTCATAGTTGATGGTTTGGTCGGACTTTAATAGACCACTTTCGTACTCATTGTCCACTTCTGGGATAGCGCAAAGGATGCGATAGCCTGAAGGAATAGGGAGTTGCTGTGCTTTTTCTTCTGGAGCTTTATCCAGTAATGCTGATAAATCTACTGCTCTATCTAATGCTAAGTGGTCACTCATCGGAGTTCTCCATATTTTTCTGAAGGTCTAGGGTTATTGCGCATGCGGACTCTAGACCTCGAATCTGACCGCATGTGTACTTATATTCCTCAAAACTCGTGCAGCTACCTCTTTTCAATGCCTCACTGAGCATCTCAATTCGGTCTCTAGCTTCTTTGAGCACTACATCTAAAGGATCCATTAATCACCTTTCGTGGGTTTCTCCTTCTGCTTGGACATCTGTTGACTGTGCTTGCCGATGTCCACCGCAAGCTTCGCATGTTCAATCTCACTTTGAATAGAGAGTTGAGTACGATCTTTTTCAACCTTAGTTTGATTCTGCATAGAAGCAATGCGTTCTTGAGAAGCGATACGCTCCCGTTCAATTTGCATTTGTTCTGCTTTTGCCTGTGCATCAATCTGAACTTTTTGTTGAGATGTTTGTGCTTCCTGCTGCTTGATTTGCAATTCAGCTTGCTGGATCTGTAGCATCGGATCTTGAGCCTGCTGTTGTGCTTGTTGCTGTGCAACTTGTGATTGGCTTTGTTGCAACAGCTTCTGTGCTGCGGGCGCCGCCAAACGAGCAATTTGTAATTCAACTTCTTCTGGTACTTCGTAGTCATCTTCTTCAGAGTAAGGGATTGGAACGCCAATCATCTCTTCCATTTGACGACGATATTCGTATCCAACGTGTTCTTGGATATGAGACATCATTGCGCCTAGAATCATTTGAGCATTAGGGTTTTGCCCCATCAACTGCATGATTTTTGGATCTTGCATTGCTGCCATATGAACAGTAATATGGGCTTGATGATCTTGATAAATAAATGCCTTCAGTGGCTCCATCTTAAATGCGGCCATATTCTCCGAGATTGGATCTCTTGGTTTCTGGTCGTCTGGCATTGGTACTAATTTGTTAGCGTCTTTTAATCCAAGTACATCAAGCATCTGACGGTGGAGTAGTGGCATGTTGTAAAGCTGAGGCGCAGACTGAGCTAACTGAAGAGCAGCTTGATACTGCATAATCTTCTGGCTCATCGTTGCTGCATTAGGATCGCTTACTGGAATGACATCTACATCATCGTAGTCAGACTTCTTAGCAGAACGGCGTCCTTCAGATGGCTCATAGCTATAATCTTCAGGAGTGTAGTCAGCGATAATTTTCTTTAATAGCTTGAACTCTTGCTTCATTGAATAATGAATACGGGCTTGTACCGCAGACATTACTTTTAACGTTCTTTCCAAGATTGCGAGGGTTGTCCCTACTGGGGTATTCCCTGACATATCCGCAACCTTCATATCGGCAGCAGAAGCAAAGCGACGACCTTCGTCAACAATCTTATCTAACAAGCCAGCCAGAACCATTGACGGTTCTTTGTATGGCAATGGCATGATGTTGTCTTTCATCGTTCCTGATGGAACGTCTACATCACGGAACTCACCTGGAGCTATCGGTGTGTCATCGCCTTTGACTCGCAAGCCACGGGTCTTAAAGCCACCTGGCAAATTCGAGAGTGATCCTGCATCGACAAGCTGGCGCAAAATGGAAGTACCAGATTTAGCAAAAGCGCCGATAAGATGGATAAGGCCAAAACAGTAAAAACCAAAGCCGGGAATATACCCGTAGTGAACAAAGTGCTGACGCTTTTTATTAGTCTCATCATCTGGGTTCCAATTTCTGCGGATCGCTAAAATCGTATTCGATCCTTTTTCAATTGTTACAACATAAGGAAGAGCAATACCAGTTGGCTCTCCTTGGTCATCGGTATGCTCGTAACCAGCTAAATCTAAGTTAACGTGCATTTCCAAGACTTTGTAACGGTCATCAGAAGTTGCTCTAAAGCCAAGCTTTTCTGCAATCTTCTTCTCTACTTCATCTAATACGTTATCTGGAGTACCTAAGTCAATATCTCGGTAGAAACCCGAATGCTGTAAACGCAGTAAATCGTTTTCAGTCTTACGCATGACATGGGTTACACGCTCTGCCGACTCTAGGTTTGAAGCTCCATAAGGAACAACGATGTCCTCTGCAGGAACAAACATAGATACTTGGCGATTTAAAGAAGGGTCAAAGTACACCTTCTTAAATGCGTTACCAGCGATACCTAAACTCCAAAGCATTCTTTCATGCTCAGGGCGATATTCTTGCATCACATCTGTCAACTGATAGTTCATGTCAGCCGTTACACGTTCAGCAGCATCTTTCTTATCTGGTGTTTCTTTGCCGATAATCTGAGTCTTTACAGGACCAGAAGCTGGGAAAGTAGACATCATGGTTTCTGCTTGGAACTTCACTACTGCTTCAGATAGGAGTGGATGATAGACTCCGCAAGCGCCTTCCCATGGTTCAGTTCTTTCTTCAATCTTTAGACCAAGAAGTTCTAATCCATCTACGTAGGTTTGAATCCAATCTTTACGAGAAGAGATGTCATTATCAAAGTCGCCGATCAAATCACCAGCGATAGAAGACAATTCACCCTCATCCATGAATTCGGCTAAGTTGGCATCAAAGTCATCTTCGCCTTCTTCCATTGGCTCGATTTCAATTTCAAGTCCATCTATACCAATTGTTACTGATTCAGGATCTACAATCTCGATCTCCATCTCAGGTTCTTGTTCTGCCAGTGCGTCGATTCCGACTGGGGTTTGGTATAGTGCTTTATCAATGGCCATATTGGTTCCTAGTAATACGCAGCTTTGCGTCTATAAAATTGTGGTTCGTCTTGATCATCTGAGGGTAGGGAAACAAATCCGCCTTTCCGAAAGCGAATCAATGCTTGAGTAGAGGAGTCCACTAAGTCATCGTGATCCGAGTTTGGGAAAGCAGCCATCTCTTCCATCACTTCATCAGCCCATCTTGTCCCCGGCGCCCACACTTTGCCGGAGGCAAATAAATCTGTTACAGAATTCAATCGGGCTATCTTATCATTGCCACGAGTAGGTGTAAACTCTGATACAGGGATACCCATGCGTCTCAATTCAAATATTAGCGGGGCGCCAGACGCCTTAGCCTCTACGATAAACGCATCGGGTTCCCATTCTTTATACATTCTGATGGCTTTAGCCTTCAGTTCAGGAAACTCCATACGTTCTTTAAAGGCATCCAAAAGAATGATATGGGGGTCTCTTTCATCTTCGTCCTTGTAGAAAACTCCCCAAGTTGTACAAGCAGAGTAGTCGCTTCGCTCGTTTTTTGTAAAGGCAGTATCCCAAGATTGAATAACAAAATTGCAGTTTGGTGGTCGATCTGATTCCCAAAGCTTCCACCATTCACGTTTTACAAGGGCGCCCTCTTCACTCGTGGGGGATTGCTGATACTGCGCATTCCATTTGGAAACAGGCAATTCTTCTTTTAAGGCAAGGAGTTCAGTTAACGGCCAGAACGCAGGCCATAATGGTTTGTCATCTGGCAATATTGCAGGGAAGTTAATCACATCCCACATATCCCCGTCCCGCTCAATGGAAGACTTTAAAATCTTGCCCGTTAAGTCCCTCAGACTCCAGCGTGTCATAACAACTACAATGGCGCCGCCTGGTTGCAGACGTTGTCTCGGTCCAGAGGAATACCATTCATAGACCTTATCGTAGACTTCTGGGTTAGTGGCTGCTATCGCCGCCTCTTGCTCCGAGTGAGGATCGTCAATAATGAGCAGATCAGCTCCCTTACCCGTAACAGTACCGCCAACACCAATAGCAAAATAATCGCCATTGGCATTAGTAGCCCAACGACCAGCAGCCTTAGAGTCAGATCTAAGAGCGACATTCGGAAATATCTTTGAGTATGCTTCGCTACCAACTAGGTTCCTCACTTTCCTACCAAAACCCACAGCAAGTTCTGCGGTATTAGAACACTGAATAATCTTCTTGCCAGGGTACTTTCCAAGAAACCAAGCGGGCAACAGATAGGAGGCAAACTCACTCTTGGTATGTCGTGGTGGCATATTGATGATAAGACGTTTACATTTACCATCGGCAATTTCTTGGAACTTCTTAGCCATAATCTTGTGGTGCGGTCCATCTACAAATCCGGGCCACATCTGATGCACAAAGTCCATAAAGTCTATTTGGGCTTTTTCCCGTTTAAGCGACTCCATGTAGTCGGCAGCCATCCGGAAGAACTCTTCCCGCTCCCCTACTGGTAACTGCTCAACGATTTTTTCAATATCCAATTATTCGACTTCCAGCTTATGTACTCTGATATAGGAGGGGCGTATGCTTCTTGCCATGCGGGGAACCATCTTGCAATGTCCAAGGGCGACTAGCTTCTTCATGGTACGGTGTACATTCCCCCTACCCCTATCCCCTGTAATATTCATAATATCGTCTATAGAGGGAGCAAACCCATGCTCTTTCCACCAAGCATCTATGATCCTATAGATATAGGCTTGCTTATCTGTCATGCTTTACAACGCTTAATCAATGCTTCTGTATGTATCTCGGCGGACGCTTGTTTACCTGCTTCTATATCTCGTAACAACTTACCCATATAAGCAATCTTATCTTCGTCATTCATAGCGTAGAACTTTACTAAGCGATCTTCTATCTGTTTAGCCACAATGTCGTTTATCTCTTTACTCAAAATATATACCCCCTACCCTTTTGTTTTAAAACCATTGACGGGGGGTGTTTCTGTACCCAATTCTTCCCAATCAGGATGGGATTTTTGTACCCCCTCCCCCTCTTCGTTTTCAATTCTATCTGGCAACGTTGCCAGTTGACCCTCTTGGGATGCTTGAAATGAGGTTTTTTCTGATTCTGATATGTTTCGTTTGTCTGGATTACTATGTAGTAGGAGGGACCCGCCAATTTTGTCAGAGTCGGGGTCGGGTACCGGTGGGTTCGCCAGGCTGCTCACTTCCTTCTGATGGGAATTGCTAATCAAATCCATCAATGCTTGAGCGTCTGCATCGTCATCACTATCTATTGTTCTAATGTTATCTTGCATGGCTTTCTTTAACTGCTCCATGAGTTCGTTGCGGGCGGTTGCGCTATCCTTGATAACTGTAGTTTCGGTGCGCTGGATAAATACTCCCAGTTCTGCGACTTGTCCAAGCTTAGAGAGTGCGGATATGCGTTCACTAGCCTTAGATGTAGGATCAACTGCCTCTTTTGTTAGCTGTGATATGACTAAAGTCCTTAATTGAGCAGAAGAATATAGTGCATTGAACTCTTTTGCCCTCTCTAGAGCATCTATTTCCGCCTGAATTCTTCCGTCTTTCATCATCTCACTTGCCTTGTTCGATATATTCTTGCGCTTGCCTGACCATTTATAGGCACTAGCATGGGCATCTACTTGATTCATTCCTTCTACTATGTTCTTACAAAAGGCTTTCTGCTTACTAGTTAAGCGTCTCTTACCTGTAAGTACAACATGAGCAGGAGTTTGCTCAAGGCTCTCTTTTATCTGTTGCTTGTTTAGCTTCTGAAGTCTCATTGATTGGGTATGAATTAGGAATACAGATTGATAGTATCACAAACACTGTATAAGTATACAGCCTGGTTATCTATACAGTAGTTGCTGCCTACTATATCTCTTGTATTACTCCCTACATAAGAACGATCCAAGCTGACCCAAGCGGAGTGATTGCGCCCTTTTAAAATTCTCAGCAATGATTGGCGATTGACCAGAAAACAACAAGGCTGCAACCCGCTGGGCCTTTAAATATAAGACCTATTGTTGAGTAAACTGTAGGGGTTTTGACATATACAAATATATGAGCTAGAGTTCTACACATAGGTCAATTGAACCTATTAACCGAAGGAGCTTAAACCATGCAACAGACTACAAACATTAACCTAGTAAAGGCATCTATTGTGATGGCATCCGTAGAAGATGCAACCAGTGTAGATAGACACTTGCTTATAGAAGATTTGGGTTTTATTGACCTGTTTAAAGATTTGTTAAACGGTAACGAGAATATGCAAACCATCACAAACACTCTTAAAGAGTATGTCTCAAACAACTACTAGGAGCTTATATGACTTATAAGAACGAATTCCCCGATTTTGCTTATAACTTGCCCGACTTGGGCAAAGGTTGGGAAGACAACTCATGGCACAACGACTCTTGTCCTTCCTTAGATTATCCGCTTGAGGGTGGGAAGATGCTCCGCATTTGGTTTCAAGAGTCTAACCCTGAAGAGAGGGAGTGCGGTGGCAAGCAGTTTGTTTTAGTAGTTGGTGAATATGGTGACTCAGATCACCTTATGGAGTCGGACGATTTAAACGAAGTTCTAGCCTATATCAAGGCTAACAAGCTAACCAAGGAGCAAGCATGAAACAGACACTAAACAAGGATCAATTCCGCTTTCAAATGAATCAGATTCGCCCTGATAACTTTTCATATGAGGGTCAGGGGGTTTTGTTTGATTACTTTGAGCAATTAGAGGATGACTTAGGCGAACAGATCGAGTTTGATCCTATTGCAATTTGTTGCGAGTATGCAGAAATGACAATGAGCGAGATTTTTGATGCTTATCCTGAAGTCTTAAAGCTTATCGACATGGATCGCCCAAGAGAATCAACCTATTCAATTGTTGTTGATTACCTCAACGACCATGGTTCATATTGTGGGGATACCACTCAAGGCACTTTTATTTTCCAACAATTCTAAGGAGCAAGCATGAAAACCACTCAAGTAAATTTAAAAAAGAAAGACTTTGAAAACCTTTTATTCCATGCGAATAAAAAAGAGCCTTTGGGCTATCGCAAGCATTACGAGCAATATGGCGAGTCAACCGCTCCGATCCATCTCTACTACACAACAGATGGAAGGCATTTAGGCACTTACCACGATGGTAAAAGCTGGTTTTTTGATGAAATTTACAACAGTTTAAAAGTGAAGGAGCAAGCATGAAAACATTTGAATGTTTTTGGGGGGATGGATATCGGGGTGAGGATAACAAGTCTATTCTTGCTTATCAAGATCAAGGATTTTTTGATTTATTAAAAGGTTATTCAGAGGACGATATTTGGAAAATAGATGGTTTAGAGGTTGGCGAATATGCGGAGTTTCAAGAGAGTGGCGATCATTGGGTGAGGCGGATAGCATGAAAATATTCTACGCAACCGCAGAGAGTCGCAATTATTCATTTCAAGCGATTGGGGCAACCTATAACGAGGCTATAGGAACGCTCCACAAAGGCTTAAAAGCACACGCTAAGCAATACAACCTTGAGCCGAAATGGTTCGAACAATGGGCGGATATAAGGGTTCAGGAGCTAGAAAGCGGAATTACTTATAAAGATAGGGAGCCAATGCAATGAAATACACCATAGAAGAGCTTTTTCAATCGGTCAATGACATCTATGCCCAATATGACGAGGGAGTGATCCCGTTAGATGAGGCAAACGCAATTTTAGAAAAATGCTGCAGAGCTTTTGTTAAAAATTTAGAGGAGGGGAAGGCATGAACCAAGCAAGCACAATAGAGAATAGCCTTTACTGGCAGAGAGTAGTTTTAAACGCAAGCACCGACCCAAAGCAACGGGAGCGAGTAAAGCGAGCTATTGAAAAATTAAACGCCGAACTAAAAGCAATTAAGGGGAAATAATGGAAGACTTCACAGGGCAAGGCATTCTGGAAGATGCTTATTCATACGAGCGACCCGCATATATTGTAGGGAACGCACTTTTAAACGGGATTATTAAAGCGGGATACACCAAGGAACAAGCAATAAACCTTTTCCACTCCAAGGCATATAGATGGGCCTTAGACATGGCACTGGGGGAACACTTGCACGAGATCGGCTTCCAGTATGGTCAGATCATGGCGCAAGAATACAAGCCCGAAGAGTTTAATTACCCATTACAACCAGCGCAACGCCTTGCGTTGATGGAACACAACCACAGAGAAACAGTTTAGACACCACCCTGAAATACCTCATTTAAGGGGGGTATTTTGGAGTAGGGTTTACCCTTACTTGCTGACTAAAATCGGCATTAAGTACTTTTTTTGATTGACATTAGGATTGTTTTTTAACTTTAACTTAAATCCAGGATTACACACTAGATAGTAATTGAGGGTCAGGCTTATGAAGAGGAGTTGTATGAATAAAAAAGAGCGCACAAGGATGGTTAAACATCTTTTGGATGTACAGGAATCAATAGCTTATTTGCAAGAGCGGGTCAGGCTTAGTAAGGGTATAGACCTAGAGATTTTAAATAAGAACTTAAAGTATGCTGTTAAAAAAGAGGAGGAGTTATGCAAGAAAACTGGCTTTGGGGATTTGACCAATTCATCAACGACATTACAACGACTAGAGGGAAAAGCATGAGAATGAAAAGCTATGCAGTAAAGATTCATTACAGTGGAACTAATACTTACTTCGTAACTGCGCCCGATTATGAGGAGGCAGAGGAGGCAGCCTATGATGAATTTCAGAATGACATCGGGGATTTATCCCAATATACTGAGGTTACTGACATTGAAGCTGAAGAGGATGGTGATGAAGAATGAAAAAGAATTCTTTCAAGAACTGCTAAAGCTGGAGAAGATCCAGCCTAGCGCACCATTGACCATCAAGGAGATAGAGTCTATTTACTTTGATGTGTCGATGCAAAAGAGCATTAGCCCGCTTATCGACTTCGTTAGGCGGATTGAAAACGCACATGGAATAGGAGTACACAATGACTAGAGATGACCTTATTTGCGCTGTAATGTTTGGCCTCATGGTGGCAGCCTTATGCCTGGCATAGAGCGGGACAGGCTTATGCCGGTGATGCACAAGCTAGTAAAACAGGGGGGTTTTGCTGGTAGAATAGGTGAAGCAGCGATGTTGGCTGATGAGACTAACCTAGAACTACTGGTAAATACCTTCCCTCAGATGTTTATTGAGGGTCAGGCTTTGGAGAAACCTCGATGGACGCCACGATTATATATCTCAAAGATGGAAAAGACGGAAAGATGGAAGTAAGCATGGAGCTGATAGGCGAACCTCATCAGTCTTTTCTGGTGGGGAACGCTATCATCAACAACCTTTACAACTTGGACAATACTGTATTTGTAGAGAACGAGTTTACGAAACAGCCTCCAACAAACCTAGTGCAATAAGAGATTTACCAGCAGTCTCTGCACCTACCCTTAATTCATAATCATTAAAGTCTTCACCACTGTTTGGTGATACCCAGTAAGGGCGGCCCGATTCTTTGGCAACTCTTATACCTACTGGATCATGGTCAGCCACAATGACGCACTCAGGATACTTCTTAGCCATGTGCTTGATGTTGCCTGCCGAGAAGCATACATGAACTGTATAGCGGGTATTGGTAGCCTTCAGCGCCCTTCTAACGGACAAGGCAGTAGCAAAGCCCTCGCAAAGAATGTCCACGCCCTTGGCATCAATGATAGCTTCAGCGCCCTTAGTTATTTGACCTTTGAGGAAATGCTTTTTGCCATCAGGTTTAATCATTTGAAGACCAACGAGTTTCTGATCTATACGCATAGGTATGAGAAGACTATCATTCCATACATATCCGGTGGCATCAGGGAAACCCTTGGATGATAGGTAAGCATGAGTTTGGCGGGTAGCCTGGTTCATAATCCATGCTGCCTTGGATGCTGCCTTCTTATTGTCATCAACTCTATTATCTTGGGATACTTGAATCTTAACTCTGAATTGCGGATCATGCTTTCCCTTGTAGCTTACAGGCTTCTCATGGATAGCCCAGTTTTGTACTGCTCCAGAGTTTCCATCAAAAATGTATGCTCCATTACGGGACTGAGGCTTATCAATCGTGGGTACTCTGGTCCAGCGATCATGGACAAGATTGCTAATTATGAGACCATTCTGCTCAGCAAATTGTTGAAAACTCATGCCTCAATCTCCTTAATTCTTTTACCGATCCATCTCATTACTGGGACAGCCATGCTATTTCCCATTGATTTGTATCTCTGACCATCAGGTGATTCATCTTTGCCACGCCAAGGAATGTTTGTATAACCATCAGGGAACCCCTGTAAACGTTCACATTCGATATGAGTAAGACGGCGAACCGCCATTGACTGGGACACGAAAGTTTGAGCGTGGTGGGATTGTACTGACGGACGCAATGCTTGTAGTGCTGGAGTTACATGTAACGGGGTAGCACTAAAGTTATTAGCTTTGGCATCTTCACGCAAACTGTATGCTTCTACAACTCCTTGCGTGGCATGAGTATCTACTGTGTAGCTAACACCATCATCGTTCCATCCTTTGCCGTTCTGCTTCTTTTCACGCCCTGATACATCTTGTAATGAGATAGCTTGGACAAGCGGCACATTGCCTCCACCTGTACCCCAGCGTGATGTAACTGTCTGTGATACATCACCCATCTCTTTTACTCGACTATCGGCTGGGTGAGTTTCATATACTTTAGCTATCAGATCAGATGCGCTCTTGTAATCCCTTGCTGCAATGGTGCTGGCTACATCTTGAGTCCCATACTCACCGCTGGACTGACGATCAAAGGTTACTATGCACTTTCCCTCTTGAACATACTGATTGCCTACTCCTTTATAATCTCTAGCGCAGAGCGTTCCAACGCTGTCTGGAGTAGCGAAGGTAACTTCTTTCCTCTTTTCTCTGCTCGGCGGAGTATCCCTGCGCAAGCAAGAGGACTCAAATAAAACTTTTGCGGGAGATTCCCAGTCTCCAAGACATCCAACAACAAAGACACGTCTACGTCTTTGGGGTACTCCGAAGTACTGAGCGTCAAGCACCCGATAGCTGAACCCATACCCGAGTTCGACCAACGCCCCAAGGAAGGAACCAAAATCCCGTCCTCCATTACTACTGAGGACACCTGGCACGTTTTCCCATACGCACCACTTGGGTCTAAACTTGTCAAGAATGCCAACATAGGTGAGGGCAAGGTTTCCACGGGGATCTTCAAGTCCTTTGCGAAGACCGGCAACGGAGAAGGATTGGCAGGGAGTTCCTCCGACCAAAAGGTTAATTGGCTCATTCAAATTCCATTCTTTATATTTAGTCATATCCCCCATGTTAGGGACGCTCGGGTAGTGATGCTTTAATACTTCCGATGGAAACTTCTCTATCTCGGAGAAGGCTATCGGATTAAAGCCAAGGTCATGCCACGCAACAGTGGCTGCCTCAACTCCTGAACACACGGATAAATAGTTCATTCATCATCCCCAATATTGATCTTAATAGTCTCTAATGAATTAGGGTTTAATTCTGAATTAAATACGTTTTCTGTAGGAGGACCCTCTAGCTCAGGATGTAACGCAGAGTTTAAAGATACGCCATTATTATTAAATATAGCGTCCCAGTTATTGTTGAACTGTTCCTCGGATACCACTAGCGGACGTTTAAGATTGCCCTTGCCACCGTCTCTCATATCATTGCTCCTATAAAGTCTTCTACTTTGAACCCACGCTTCTCTAGTTCTCTCTTGAGTTTTTGCTTTGCTTTCAATTCAATTGCTCCGACATTGCCTCTAGTCATACCCAAAACATCAGCTACTTCTTGTTGGGTCATGGCGTAGTCATCATAGGGGGTTTTCTCAATCATGCTGCCATCCTTTCTTTTGATTTTGCGTATCTAATATTGCGACTTTGTATCCACTTCCTTGTCTTTAAAGACGTTGGAAACATTTCTTTTGGTAGTGATATCGGCTCGGTTCCATACTTTTCACGGTACTTATGCTTTGCCCATGCCTCTTGGTATTCTTTTTCCTTGGCGTAATACAACAGCTCTGCATAGAACTGTCGGTTATCAACCATCTTCTGTTGGTTTGACGCAACAAGTTCTAACAGTTCACCATTGACCATAGATACATCGGAACGCTTCTTCTTTTCGTATCCGCATGAACCACAGATCGGGCCTGAGAATGTCCATAGAACCTTACAGGCAGGGCAGATAGCCTCTTTCTTTTCCTTAACTGTCGGTTCTTTCTTAGCTTTCTCTGCGTTATCTTTCAATTCAGTTACGCCCTCATAAAAAACTTTATCCCAGTCATTGCGGAACCGCAGGAAGTTACCAGAATGATCTAGCCATAGACCAAAATCTTTACCCTCATGGGAGCGCATGATCCTCCCCATCTGCTGAACGTGGGAACTAAAGGACTTGGAAAAGGGGCGGGCCGACACACCGCAGAGGACATCAGTGACGTCAAACCCACGGGTTAGGATGTCAGTAGCAATCAACCCATGGATGGTTGTATCTGGCTTACTGAACTCTTCAATCGTTTCCCGCTTAAAGTTATCATCTTCTTGGTATGAGATAGACACAAAGTTATAGCCAGCTTCAGCAAACTTTTTTACTAGCTCACGCCCATGCTCTACACCAGCACAGAAGACAATGGTTTTAACAGGCTTACCAAAAACTTGATGAACTTTCTGATGCCAGGAATGGACTACATCTCCAACGATCTTGATACCCTGAGTAGTTACATCTTCTGCTTTCCATTCGCCAGCCCGCTTTGCAATGCCTGTCATGTCAATCTCTTTAGCAACATAGACTTTAAGAGGGACAAGCCATCCCTTATCAATCAACTCTCCAGTAGGAGTAGCGCCTACAACATGGGTGTATACATCTCCAAGACCTTTGGTGAAAGGGGTTGCGGTCAATCCAATGACACGAATCTGTGGGTTTTCTTTGATGAACTTGACGACACCTCTGCGGGTAACGTGGCACTCATCAATGATTAGTAAATCTATATCTGGGAATGCATTACGCTTTTCCAAAGTCTGAGCTGAGCAAACTTGGATATGGTCATCAGGTCTTAGTCTCCAATGTCCTGATTGCATTACTCCATGGTCAATACCGTACTTAGTTAAACGTCTGCTTGTTTGATCGACCAGAACGATACGATCTAGAACCATAGCGCACTTCTTAAACTTATCTGCAACGGCTTTCATGATTGCCATTGCTACTTCTGTTTTACCGAAGCCAGTTGGTGCGTATAACAACTGACATCTATGACCTTGCCTGAAACCTTCTCTTAGTTTTTCAACTACTTCAGCCTGATGCACTCTTAATTCCAGCATTGCTTCTCCTGTTCAGCCAAGTATCCGCTTGGTATCGGGTGGGGGTACTAACTTTATGTGAAGGAGCTGTGTGGAAAAACCAATAACCGCACAACCTACAGGCTGTTTATAGTCGCCGAGCCGACTTGCTTTCCCCCCGTAAATTATCCGTTGATTGCTAAATGCGCCTCAGCAAGTTCAGCACGATCTTTCCATACTTTCATTTGCTTAGCCATGGCTTCTAACTCTTTCTCTGCCTTCTCATAACGGCGCTTACCGTATGTAGCCTGCTTCTTCATCTCCAAGCACTCAGCCTGGAACGAATCACGGGATGCTTTTAATACTCTGTTATCCATCTCAAGAGTCTTAACTGTAGCTTGAAGTTCAGCAATAATACTGGCTGCCGCTTTCTTCTCCTCAGGTGTAGCTTCCATTGCAGCGACTGCGACCCTTGCTTCAAGGACCTTGTTCTCTTCCGCAAGTTCTTGTACGGTGTTCGTAAGTTCTTCAAACTCGTATGTCTCTTCAGGGGCGCTCTTTGCAACTGGCTCATCAACTGGTTCTTTCTTGTTTGTTTTTAATTGGTAATCCGAGCCATCACGACTTACCTTAACAACATCAGGTTGTTTACCTTCAGCTTTGCGACCCTTGGATACGAAAGTATGTGAGACACCCATAATCCGACCAAGCTCACGATCAGATAATGACGCATAGCGTGGCTCATCTAATGCAATCCGCAACTGATAGCGCTTGTCATCGTTGCTGTAATGTTCAGCATTTTTACGGTTTGCAATCTTGAATGCATAATCAAATGCATCGGCATAAGTTCCCATCTGCGTATCGGCATCAACGATTTCAAGGCCGTTCTTTTTATGGGCATAGTAGCGTTTAAATCCATCTACTAAGTAGTTATGATCACCGTCATTAAAGACAACTACTGGCGGAAACTTATCTCCATCCAGCATTGCTTGGGCATACTCATCAATAATGTCTTGGTTGAGAGAGACCCGCATCATTAGCTTAGGGTCTAGGATTAATTGCGATAACTTCATTTGGTTCCTCTTATCCATATCGTTTCAAATTTGTAAGCGCCATCCTCAGCTCATATTCACTAGCTTTGGGGTTATTTGCTACCCTCAAGGACTGCATGGCTTGCTCTTTCCATCTGATGCTAGTTTGCACCGATCCTACTTTTACCGCATCGGGGATTACCCCAGCTTGCTTTTTTATTTCTTCTCTGATCGTCATCGCCTTCTCTTATTATTATGTATATATACAGTCTGTATATATGGTACTCATTTGGTGGACGCACTCCGCCCTAGCAGTGCGCCTTTAACTGTACTCATTTGGAGCCACAGCACTCGCCAGTCGTTTGTAGAATCGGCACTAGCTTCGCCACCGATCTTGCGCTATTACATCTACTTCCCCAGTAGCGCTTGTATCTATCCCGCTGGTGTTTCTCTGCCGTCCAGGATAAACCGCAGAAAAGAAAAAACCCCATACAACTGGAGTCTATATTGGCCATTCGCTTATGTTTATCACCTAGCAACTAAGCATAAGAAAACTATGTATAGACCCCATGTGTATGAGGTTTAGCTGGTGATTCTACCATAAAGGAACCGACCAAAGTCCCAATCTGCAGAGAAACTATAACACAAATAAAAAAGGGGGCAAGTAGTTTCTACTCAACCCCCAGGCTTACGCCATTACTTCTTGAGCTGCTCTAGAACTGTGATAGTCCAATTGATCCACATATCGTTGTACTTCTTAACTTGAGTGGTTACTTCTTTAATCTGCTTATCAAAATCAAACATAGATCTCTCCTAAATTGTATGTTGCAATGCAACAATTATACAGGAAAAAGGTGGGGGCGGTATACTCACACCCCCTAATGCCTAGCGAGAGGAATCACAGGCTTTATACCGAGGAAGGTATGATGCAAGTATACAACAGTTTATTCAACTGGCAACGTTGCCAGATGCGCTTAAAAAATAGGCATATGCGTACTTAATGCCGAATTTTATACATACAAGTATCAATATGTATAGAAAATTGGTACCAAAAGGTTCCCAAACGGAACCTATTTAAAGAGTCATTTACTAAACCTTACAAAATGTCCCGATCAGGAATATTTGTGTAATTTATGCTACTTTTTCTTACATTATTCCCGTTCGGGAAACTTTTTGTTACACAGGTGACCTATTTTAAAAACACCTATAAGTGCATGAAATTTCAATAAAAAGTCATGCAAAAATAGGACATCATGCCATCATGCCTTCATGCCGCATGAATGTACTCCTTGATAGTCACTTGGCACCCACCGCCCTTGATCTTTGCACCACGCTCTATGGTGATCTTCCATACCTGCTGGTCATCATCAAAGACACCTGCATCCTGTAATGAATCACCCAAACACTTGAGCATATTATCTATATCCATAAGCCTGTTGTCTCGTGGAAACAACACTACATCTAATTCAACTGGAGAGCTACCAAAGCCCTTGTGGCCAGAGGCTGCATAGATTTCTGCTACGCTCTTCTTAAACTCAACACCACGCTTGGATATGTATCGGCGCTTACCTGATGCAAGCCAATAGGCATTCACGGAAACTGGATATTTGAGTGTTAGGGTAAGTCCTGACATAACTATTTTAATAAATTAGGTACGACCTATTTACAATTCTAATAGTTGTGATTATAGTCTTAAAAAAAGAGGAGAGGTATATGAGAGAGTATCGAGTAAAAGTAACGGTTAGAAATAACTTGTTACTGTCAGCAATTGAGGGCGCTGGCTATAAGACGCAGGCAGAGTTTGCTAGATCTTGTGAGATCCCAATGACTGCGGTTAATGAATTGGTTGCCATGCGTAAAGCCCCGATTGGAGTGGATGGTGAGTTTATTTATTCAGCCAAAGCCGTTATGGAAGCATTGGGTGCTTGTCCCACCGATCTGTGGACGGAAGAACAGTTAACAATGGAATTGCGCAGAAACACAGTAGAAAAAGAGCTTAGCAAAGAGGCGGTTATGCAGGCTCTTCAATGGGAGGGCGCATCAAACTTAGAAATAGCTCCACCAGAACATGATTTAGAACATCAACAAATAAAGCAGGTTATTGAAACGGTTTTGGATACTTTAACCCCAAGAGAATCTAAGATTCTTAAGTTGCGTTTTGGCATTAGTAATGTTGAAAACGATGGAGCAACTTTGGAAAAGATTGGATCAATATTTAGAGTAAACAAAGAAAGAATTAGACAACTTGAAGCTAGAGCATTAAGAAAGTTAAGGCACCCATCAAGATCAAACGTTTTATTAGAAATTATAGAGGAATAAAAATGACAGATAGACAACGCAGACTGAGGGATTACTTCGCAGCCAAGGTGATGAGTGGCATGTGTTCCGGTGATTGGAAATTTGATTTATCCAGCGGAAAGACCTGGGATGAAGTAGCTGCTAAGAGAGCTTATGAGCTGGCTGATGCCATGCTTGCTGAGCGTGAAATTGAAAACATACCGACATCGCATTGATATGACTGAACTAATTATTGCTGCGGTTGTATTCATGGTTTGTTATGCAGTCTTCCTGTTTATGAAAGGTAGATGATGGCTGGTAAGAAGCGAGAAGAGTTTTTCAAACTTGATAACAGTATTACTTATTACTTAAAAGATTATGTGGACGACAGAGATAAGCAAAGAAAAATTATCCAAAGGAACAATGGCGATTTGTTCTACATTTTTAAACCAAGAGGAGAAGCAAATGAATGCAATATGGGAGACAGCTAACAAGATTAGCGAATTAGGCTACAAGGTACATAGTGCTGCAATGGTAGTGGAATTAGTAGCTACTAACATTACAGATAACGCAGAAAGCGGTGCTTGCTGGTGCGCAGTAGACGCTCTTACAAGAGTCAGCGATGAACTAGAATCAGAAGTAGCGCATTTGATGAGTGAGAACCGTGCGCAAGAAGAATGCATTCGTAAGCTAGAGGCGGTAATAGCCAAGCATAAGCTAACTAAGGATGCAAAAAAATGAAAATTACTGAGGCTAAGATAACCTTTACGGCAGACATTGCATCCTATTGCATGGATGAGGTAGTTAAAAAAGGAAAGTTGATTGATTATTTTGTTGAAGCATTACGACAAAGCAGCGATAGAGAATACAGTTTTGTGTTTAGCAACATGGAGTTGCGAACAGAGGGAGAAGTTGAGGTATCAATATGAAGAAGTTATGCGTGGTGAACTTTTGGGAAGGTGGATTTGATGGAGACTTCTTTGAATACTTCTTCCAGCGGGCATTGGGTGGGTTCGAGTACACAGACAATCCATATACTGCAGACCTTATCGTAACCTCTGTCTTTGGAAATGCTCACTATGATCAGCGAAAAACTATTGCGTACATTGGAGAGAATGTTAGACCTAGCTACATGGGCTACGACCATTCTCTTTCTTTTGACTATGACAGTTACGGTGGACGTAATTTTCGATTACCTCTATGGTACTCACGGTTAGCATGGCCCGGCTTTGAATTAAAGCCACGCAGAGCCAATGCTCATAATCATGGGTACGAACCATTGATTGAGATTGCGCCGCTGACGCAGCCACGCATATTAGACTGGGATAAGAAAGATAAATTCTGTGCCATGATTGCTGGTAATCCTGAAGGGTTGCGCATTAACTTGTTTAACTCTATTACTAGGTATAAACCCGTACATGGGTTTGGTAATATGTTTAACAATTCTTTGCGTCAATCTAAGTTCTCTGTCCTGCCTGAGTATAAGTTCTGCCTATGCCCTGAGAACTCTGTTTACGATGGCTACATTACCGAGAAGTTATTAGACGCATATGCGGGCGGTACTATACCAATCTATAGCGGAACCATGTCGGCTGACTGCGACTTCCATGAGGGTTCTTATTTAAACTATATGAACACCAAAGACATGAACTGGTTCGTCACAACCATTCAAGCTATTGATGAGAGCAAAGAACTCTACGAGGCTATGTATACTAAGCCCCTACTTTGGGAAGAACCCAGTCTTGATAACGCATTAGATTTTGTACGGAATATAGTGCAATGAACCTATTTAACGGCGATGAAGATCTGCAACGGCGGTATGCTGATGCGCTCAAGACCAGCGTTGATAAGACATTTGGAGTTGAAATGAACAATGAACGCAGTCTTGCCAAAGAAATAACAGAAGGATTTGAAGCACTTAAATCTATGAGAAACAATGAACCAGTAGCGTGGATGCTTGCAGATAAAGAAGCGGAACATATCCGTAGCATTATGGCGGTGAAACATGATTTTGTGCCTAAAGGATGCGTTGAAATTCCACTCTATACCCATCCAGTAAAAGAACAAGACACAGACTGTCAGTATTGCAAACAAGGATGTATTCGTTGTGATGCTAGAAAGCAACTAACAGATGAGGAAATAGCAGAAGTCTTTGACAATACTTTTAAAGTGCGTGACTTTGAAGATGCGTTTTTAAAGTTTGCTAGAGCAATACTAAGAAAGGCACAAGAATAATGAACTGGATACTTGTTATTTATATTTATGCTGGCGTATTAGCTAGTGGTGATAGCGTTTCAATTACAAACATACCTAATTTTTCAACAAAACAAGATTGCATACAAGCTGGTAGAGATGCTGAAGGGTTAGTGTCAGGAAGCACAAAAGTGTATAGGTTTGTTTGTTTAAGAAAGGCACAACAATGAACGCAAATGAACTTACTGCTTTAATTTCAGAATGTTTGAGAGAAATAGACGACCATGAGTTTTTCTTAAAACTTGAATCTGTACTACGCCAGCAACAAGCCGAAATTGAGGCGTTGAAAAACTGGCAAGATACATGGCGACCTTTTCTTAAACAACATTTTGGGATAGAGAAATGAACAATGAACCAGTAGCGTGGCTATGGACTAAAAACGGAAAGCCACAGTCGGCTTTATTGCATGAACCTGATACTGTTCCAAGTGACCCATACTGGAAAGATAAAGGGTTTAAAGCAATTCCACTCTATACCCATCCAGTAGAACTAACAGATGAGGAAATATTAAATTTATGGTGGGATTCAGACCATACTAAAGATGAAGATGATTTAATTCTTACTTTTGTCAAAAGAATTTTAAAAGAAAGGTAAAAAATGAGTAGCTATATAGAAGGTTTTGAAGATGGTGTTAGAGCCACTAAAGCGGAGTATTTAAAACTGCTTGAAGAAGAAAGTCATCCAGTGAAAGAACTATCAGAAGATGAAATAAAAGAAGTTGCGGATAGTGTTTGCCACGATTGGGATGAAGATGGATTAGGTCATCTGTACATGGTAGATTTTGCTAGAGCAATACTAAGGAAGGCACAAGAAGCCGACAAAATTGAATCTTTGGGAACTGTCAATATTGGTGGTGTCCACTTTAGAAATGGAAAGGAAGTGAAATGAGTAACGAACCAGTAGCAATAGTTAAAAAAATAACTATAAGCGGAATAGACAATTTTTCAATAGAAAGATTTACCGAATTGAAAGAAGGAACTTTGCTCTACACCAATCCAACAGACCAAACAGACGAAGAAATAGAAGAATTTGCTAAAAAAGCTGGAGTGGTTTTTGATGAAAGATACAAAGGTGAAGTTACTTTTATTTCAAGAGAAGCATTTAAACGATTTGCTAGAGCAATACTAAGAAAGGCACAAAAATGAATAATGAACCAGTAGCGTGGATAGATTACCTAGAACATAGCGATGTATATGACCTTAATGTAAGTGGTCGTGGTATTCCACTCTATACCCATCCAGCACAAAAACCAACAATGGTGCTTGACGGCAATCATGTTTACCCTTCTTTTAAAGAACTATCAGATGAGGAAATAATGGAAGTGATTGAGGAAATTGAATGTACTTATAACCCTGTAGAAATTGAAATGAGTTATGACTATGAAGTTAGACTTGCTAGAGCAATACTAAGAAAGGCAAGTGAGAAATGAACGCAAATGAACTAGCCGACAAAATTGAAGATGCTCGTAACGAAACTGATTTTCAAAAATGGGCAGGACAAGCACCAGATATGCTACGCCAGCAACAAGCTGAAATAGCCGAACTCAAGCACATGAATCGTAACTGGCAGATTTCAGAAAATATCTTATTACTTGAACTGGAGAAACTACAACATCGTGAACTAACAGATGAGGAAATAGGGCAGTTCAAAGGCGAATGGTACAGGGGTGACTATGCTTCTTTTTACGATTTAGTTAGAGCAATACTAAGAAAGGCACAAGAATAATGAACGCAAATGAACTAGCTGATGCCCTAGACGCCATAGGTGACAAGTATCTTGTCATACTGGGTGACATACATTTTAAAGAAGCGGCTGCCTTTGTACGCCAGCAACAAGCTGAAATAGAGGCGTTGAAAGCCGTGCTAGAACAAGAAGGCATTGGCGTTGGTCGTGATTTATTAAATGGTGGTATTGCTTTGTTTAGAAAGGCGCAAAATGAACAATAAACCAGTGGCATGGAGAAACTTATTAGCCGATGAAGAAGACCAAGACGGCACATGGTTTTACAACGAAGTTGGTCAAGGAACACCACTCTATACCCACCCAGTAAAAGAATTAGCCCTGACTGATGAAGAAATGATTAGCATTTACGAAAAAGATTGGTCAGGAATTAAGTGTGGTTTAGGTAGGGCTGTTGAACAAGCAATACTAAGAAAGGCACAAAATGGTTGAAGCCAAACTGTTACGCAAAAAGTTAAAGAATGGCTTGATTGTTGATAAATGGGACTTAGTAACTATTATTGAAAAGCAACAAACTGAAATAGAGGCGCTAAAGAAAGATAACAAAGAACTACACGCTATTGCGCAACGAATGGCTATGGCAGAGTCTGATGCTAGAAAGTCATTGCAATGGTTTAAGGATGTTCAGGCAATAAGTTCAGGTGAAAAAACGATACTAACAGATGAGGAAATAAATGTAGTAGCCATTCTTCAAGATGCTGAAATTGTGCCAGTAGGACATGAGATTTGGAAAACTGGCGAAGAATTTAACAAATACAAAAGGATTGTATTGGCTACTGCCAAAGCACTAAGAAAGGCACAAGAGTTATGAAAGAGAAGTATGGAATCAAACATTTTGATGGGCCAGTAATGGAGCTGACCACAATGGTTGGGTGTCCGCTGATGTGCAGCTTTTGCCCACAGGAGAACCTTCGAGATAGCTACGGCGATAGCGAAAAGTATATGCAGCCAGCAGACTTGGTAACAGTCCTTGCACAGCTTCCAAAAGACACTAGGATCGATTTTTCAGGGATGTCTGAGCCTTGGGCTAACCCTTACTGTACGGAGATGCTAGAGACCGTTCTATACATGGGATTTAACATTGCCATATACAGCACTTTGTATGGAATGACGGATCCTGAGCGAGTCCGTAAAGTCTTGGAAGACCATCCTAACCAAGTGGATGTCATTATGCTTCACCTTCCTGATGCCAATGGCAACATGAAAGGCTGGAAGAATAGTGAGGAATGGCAGTACGCTGCTGCGGTAATGTCCCATACCAATATTCCCTGTGGCGTTGGTGCTATGACAATGGATAGCTCAGGTCTAGTGCATCCAGAGCTTCAGTCTATGATTGGTCGTCTTCCTGGTTGGCAAGGACATACACGGGCGGATAGTTTGAATACTGAACAAGTAGCCGGTCAAGCCATCAGCATTACTCCAATGAATACCTTTCCACTAACCTGTAGGAGTACCCCATTCTATGATCGTAACGTTCTGCTACCTAATGGCGATGTTGTGCTTTGTTGTATGGATTACAACCTTAAGCATATTATCGGCAATCTATTAAATCAAACTTATAAAGAGATCTTTCAGGGTAAACCCTTACTAGACCTTATTGAAATGAATGAGGCAGATGGGTTTAACAAATGCAGTATTTGCAAATCTTGTGAGAATGTGACCGAACTAAATGTATAAGAACATCATAATAGCCCTACTTCTTGCCATTGTAGCTATTTACTTTTGGGGGGATAGCCCTGCTCAAGAATGTCCTGTGGAAAAGAAAACTCCACGCTGGGAAGACAACTGCATCATTCAAAAGAGTGGTGATTCGGAGATAAAGACATGCGGATAATGGTCATCACCCCAACTACTGGGAAAAGCGTTGTTAATGATGCTATTAATAGCGTGGCTAATCAGACAATAGAGACTGAGCATTTATTGGTAATAGATGGCGGCACAGCAGAACTCCAATACAACTACATTGCACAGGGTGAACACTATCCAACAACCATAGTACTGCCTGAAAACGTAGGTGGTAATGGCTGGTATGGACACCGAGTCTATGCGGCTATGCCACTAATGGTAAATGCTGATTACATCCTATTTTTAGATGAGGATAATTGGTTTGAACCAAATCATGTGGAAACCATGATTAATAAAATTAAATCTAAAGACCTAATGTGGGCCTATAGCTTGAGGAGAATATGTGATGAACGAGGACAATATGTTCTTGATGATGATTGCGAATCACTCGGCAGATACCCGACGTTTTACGATCATCTACTCAACTTTGTTGATACTAATTGCTATTGCTTTAGGCGTGATTATTTGGTTAACGTGGCACATAATTTCTACGGTCAATGGGGCGCAGACAGACCGTTCTATAAAGCTGCCGCATCAGGTTTGCCTGCCTTCGGATGCACAGGAGAGGCTACGGTTAATTACCGAGCGCCCGAAAGATTACTTAGCATGTTTAGAGAAGGCAACGAAGCTATGAAAAAAGCATACGGCGAAGAGCTTCCCTGGAGAAAGAAATGAAGATTCAAGTAGAAGTTACTAAAGAATATGAAGATGGCTCTGCTGACGCTACAGTCAACTTTGATAAAGAAGGGCTAGCCGTGCTAGTTGAAGTTGGAATATTAAGCATACTGCAACAATACATTGACCAAAAGAAGGAAACAAAATGAGCTTTAAGAAAGATAACAAACCAACCATTAAATTCAATCCACAACCACTAAAAGCAAAGCTATTTGTAGCTACCCCCATGTACGGTGGTATGTGTACTGGTATGTATGCTTCTGCGGTGATGCAATGCGTAGGAGCATTTGGTCAAGCCGGTATTCAAATGTACTACAGCTTTATGATGAACGAGTCATTGATTACCCGTGCAAGAAACAGTATGGCTTATGACTTTATGAAGTCTGATGCCACTCATTTAATGTTTATTGATGCCGATATTGCCTTTAACCCTAACGACATTCCTCGTATGGTTGATGCAGATAAAGACATCATCTGTGGTATTTACCCCAAGAAAGAGATTAACTGGGTAGAGGTATCAGAAGCGGTCAAGAAAGGCGTACCAACTGACCATTTGCAATACCATACTGGCGCATTTGTTTTAAATCTTGCTAATGGCGAACAATCTAAAACAGGCAACATCAACGAACCAATTGAGATTGCTAATGGCGGTACAGGGTTTATGTTAATTAAGCGTAAGGTATTTGAAGACTTGGCCGACAAGGTTCCTAGCTATACTAACGATATGTACCACGCAGTAGACACGGTTCGTGAAGTTAAAGTAATTAAAGAATACTTTGCTACTTCAATTGATGAAGAGTCCAACCGTTTGTTATCTGAAGATTATCATTTCTGTAAGATTTCTAGGCAGGCTGGATTTAAAGTATGGTGTGCGCCCTGGGCTAGCTTTAGTCATACAGGTACTTATAACTTTAGCGGTCAGCTACCAAGAAGTGCATAATGATTGGCGCCTACAAACCATATGAGCAAAGCCTCAGCGACAAATATGATACGCCTGGAAGGGCTTTTATTAAGCATGCGGCTAAGCTTAAATGGGATGTAGACGCAGAAGATTATGAAACTTATAAGGTTGATCTGCTTTGTAAACGAGCTGGCAAGGTTATTGGGTATGCAGAAGTAGAGGTGAGGGAGCCATATGGAAATGATTTTCCCTTTACCACAGTGCATGTACCAGCTAGAAAAGATAAGCTTTTGGATAATGGATTGCCAACAGTTTACTTTGCTGTAAATAGGGACTTTACAAGGCTAATGTGGGTAAGAACTGAAAAGATTTCCCAGTACATTCCAATAGAAGTTCCAAACAAAATGGTACCAAATGGAGAATGTTTTTATGATGTTCCAAAGAATCTATTCACCGAGGTATACATTGGTAATTAAATGGCTTGGAACAATACTATGCTTGTGTGGTATTTTTCTTACAAGTTTTAATATTTATCCATTAAACATTGTTCTTAGTATTATTGGTAGTACACTGTGGACAGCAGCGGGAATTATCCAAAGAGATATACCGTTGTTCATAGTAGAAGCAGTAGCAGTAGCGTTTTACTTAGCAGGATTAATTAATTACACGAGGATTGTATGAAAAAATTATTAGTAACTGTATGTTTATACAGTGGTCTTGCGTCAGCGCAAGTTACCAGTTGGGAGAACTCACCATACAACTGGAAGAACTCCGATATGAATTGGGAAAACAGTTCATCTAATTGGAAGAACTCTCCGGACAATTGGAAGAATAGCGAATACAACTACAACGCTAGAGGTGGGGTTTACGATAATAGCGGCAACCGTATGGGGTATGAAACAATGAATCCTAACGGTGTTAAAAACTATTACGATAATAACGGCAACCGCATCGGTTACAGCAGATAAGAGGAAATAATGATTGATTACGTAGAAACTACGATTGCATTACAAACAGGTAAGAGAAAATTGGATGACCTATTGTTAAAGAAGAAATACAAAGAGGCAGTCAACCAAACGGACGACATGATTGTTGCGTTGATTGATTTGAAATGGTGGCTGAGGAAACAAAATGAAAATAACAAATAAACATAATTTACCCCAGACATTTGTAAATGTACTGGAGCGTCCTAGCTATGACAAGGGAGTTGCACATCTATCAGCTACTGAGTTATTGGGAAGCCCGCAGATTTCAGTATTGAAGAAGCGTCATTACGAAGAGCTAGAAGAAGATGCAATGGATATGGTTTGGTCTATGTTTGGAACAGCCATTCATAACATCCTTGAGAAGGGCGCAGACGAGCATCACATTGTTGAAGAGCGTATCCATGCAGAACTAGATGGATGGAATATTTCTGGAGCCATTGACTTACAGCACGTCCTTGAAGATGGCATTGAGGTTAATGATTATAAAACTGTTGGTGTATATGGGGTGATGCATGAAAAGAAAGAGTGGGAAGAACAGCTTAACATCTACGCCTGGCTTGTTGAGAAGATTAAAAAGCAACCAGTTGTCGGACTCAAGATTGTCGCAATCATTCGAGATTGGAGCCGCAGAGATGCAGAGAATAGGGCTAATTACCCAAGAACGCCTGTGGCAACTATTGATATCAACCTATGGCCTATGGAGCAACGTGAAGAGTTTATCCGTAACCGCATTCATTCCCACTCCGAAGCATTATTCGCTGCTGAAACAGGAGCAACATTACCGCCTTGTACGGCTGAAGAAATGTGGGAAAAAGAAACCGTCTACGCTCTCAAAAAGAACGGAGCCGTAAGAGCTAAGTCGTTACATGCAACTATCGAAGAAGCAGAAGCAGCACTTGAAGAAGCGGGCAAAGGTTTTTCTATTGAGACCCGTCCGGGCGAGCGTACACGCTGTAAGTACTATTGCCCAGTAAGTAACTATTGTCAGCAGTACAAACTTTATACAGAGGAGCAAGAAAATGTTTAAGAAATTAATGGATAGTTTGGAGAAAGAATTTATTGGTCAATTAAAAGTATGGTATCCAGTTAATGACAGTATCTATTGCGGTCGTATGTCTGATGCTGAAATTGAAGGCATGCAAGCTCGCAATGAGGCGGCTATTAAGAAGTGCATTCAAAAGATGGGTAAGAAGTGGTTGTTACATCCATCTCATAAGGTAACCCGTCTATGAGAGCCAATGACGTTCAGGTAGGTGGAAGCCATTACAAAGATCATGCGATACAGCCTTGGGATTACATCGTTGCCAATAACCTTGGGTACCTAGAAGGTAATGTTGTTAAATACATTACCCGCTGGAGACAAAAGGGTGGGGTTGATGACCTACGCAAGGTAGTGCATTACGCAGAAAAGTTAATTGAAGTAGCAACTAAAGAGGAAATGAAATGAAAACAAGGCAAGAGTTAATTTTAGATTTTATGTTGGCGTTGGCTTCAAACCCAAAAGTGGTCAAACCATTTGACCATGAGGATGAAATTGCTCCAGATTATTATGATGTTTTTTCCTCAGATTTGTATTCATTTGCAGCCGAAATGTCAGATGTATATTTAAATAATGGGGAAATGAAATGAGTGTTTATAAGAAGTTACAAGAAGCCCGTATGAAGTTACAGAATACGGCGCTTAAGAAGTCTGGTCATAATAAGTTTGCTGGGTACTACTACTTTGAATTGGGTGACTTCCTGCCAGCTATTCAAAAGATTTGTGCTGAGATGGATCTATGCGGTGTTGTATCGTTTGATCACAACATGGCTTTCCTGCAGATCAATGACACAGAAGATGGTACTTCAGTGATGTTTACCTCACCTATGTCTAGCGCTGCTTTAAAGGGCTGCCATGACGTTCAGAACCTAGGCGCAGTACAGACTTACCTCCGTCGCTATCTCTGGGTTAATGCCTTTGAGATTGTGGAACATGACGCCTTGGATGCAGTCATGGGAGCAGACGCACCAAAAAAGTTTGATACGGTAGTAGCTAAACCTGCTCCCGTTAAACCAACACCAACTAAACCAGCAGTTAAGGCCGCCTTACCGGGTGAATGGACTCTTAAACCAATCGGGGATGATTTTACCGAATCATTGAAGGTTGGGCTGGACGCTATGCTGCAACTAGCCACGTCACCAGATGACGTAGCAAACATCTTTAAAGTCAATCGTTCTTCATTTGATAAGGTTAAAGAGATGAGTCCTGAAGCTTATGCAGAAATGATGACTAAATTTACCGCAACAAAAAATTCATTAACAAAGGAGTAATACATGGAATACCCAACCGAATTTAAAGAAAAAGCTAATACTGGACGATTGATGCCATCAGTTATCCGCAAATCAGATAAAGCTCCTGACATGTGGGGTGTGATTTGTATTGATCGTGAGTATGCAAAGCATTTGCTAGAGCAACCAGGTTCAGAAGAGTTTATTACGGTAAAGCTTGGTGCATGGAAAAACGCATCTAAAAACGGCAATAAGTACTTATCCCTCAATGTAAATACATATACTGCAGAAAATGCTGCTGAACCAGCACCTAAGAAAGAGGAGAAAGATCCATGGGAGTAACTAAAAAGGCAACGATAGTTGCTAAAACGGCAACGAAAAAGCGGGGCCGTCCAGCAGGATCTAAGAACAAAGCTACGTTATTAAGCAGTACTGGTTGGGTTCCACCAACGCCAGTAGATTACAAGAAGCTTTTAGATGAAACTCAGCATGCTTTGGCTATTGAAATGAAAACCAATGAAGCTCTTCAAGGACTGTTTGATGATCTTAAAGCTAAGGTTACTTTAGATAAAGACGTTTCTATTTGGATTCGCCTTAAGTTTTTAGTAACAGGAAGGCTCTAATGGAAACTAGTCAGTTTGAAGGCAAGAAGGTCGCTCTCAAGCAGACTAAGGAAGGCCATGTACTTACCTTATCTATTCATCCTGACGAGATCCCAGAAGAGATTCTGCGTGATTTCGTAGGTGCTAGGTATATGGTAGTCATGGTACGCCTTGGCGATGATGAGAAGCCAGCCAATCGTGAAGAGTATGCTGGAGCTTCTTATGTAAAGCTGGCTGGAATGCTTTGTAGAGACCCAAGGTTTTGGGATTTTCTATACGACCAAGGTCATATCTTTGCAAAAAATGAGAGGGAAACAACTGAGTGGATTTATGATTACTTAGGAATTCCATCTAGATCAGAGTTAAAAACAAACCAAATAGCTCAGGAACTAATTAAAAAGATTGGTACTGAATACAAGGAGTGGTTACATGTCCGATGAATTATTAAGGCCGTATAGTATTTATCTGCCCCAGGTTGTAATTAATAAGCTTAAGGACCTATCCAAAAGCCGAAGAGCATCGTCCTTTGTTCGTGAGGCTATCTTGTCAGCACTAGATAGCAATGACGACTTTAATAGTGGATTTAACAAAGGTCTTCGAGAAGCTTGCAGAGTCATTAAAGATACAAAGGAAGCATCAACTCTTTTGGTTAACAACGAACTGCTAAGCGACATTCTTATTCAAAATATTGAAATGTTAGAGCAAAATGGAAAATAAAGACCGTGAGCATATGAGATTTCTAGCATCATGCTTTGCGCTAGTAAATTGTGGAAACCCAATAAATGCCGTCAAGATGGCGGATGAACTAATGGAAGAGTTATCAAATGAAAAAGTTACTGCTGGCGGTATTGTTGACATTGTCCCTAAACGCAAGCGCAGCCGTAGTAGCTGAGATGGTTAATCAGGGCGGTGGCACTATAGCGTTAACTGACGCTAAGTGTACTAAGGTGCAGAACACTTATGTAGCCTACAGTTATATTTCCAGTGGGCAATCTTTGCTGGGTTGCTGGACATCTGAGGGCAATAGAGTCTTTATTCTTTGGAACGATAATGATCTACGGTCATATCCTTTAGAGCATTTCCGTCAGCCAGTTAGTAAAAAGAACTACATGTGAACACCATACTGTTTTGTGCTGCCTTTATGATAGCTTTATTGGCATGGGTCTTAAACACGCATATAGAGCCGTCAGTTTATGCGTGTGCTGAGGTATCAAAACAGGATCCTATTGAAGTACAAAAGCTTTGCAACCAAGCCAAAAGGAACAGACCATGGATGAAATAGAAGAGGTTATACTAGCCCTAAGAGCGGCTGGTGTACCAATGCCGCAGTACAAAATACTACCGGATGGATCTTACTATTTCTATTATGGACAAGAAGACGCTGATACTGCATTTTATAGCGAAGAACCCAGGAGTTCAGTCGATTGATATTAATGTTGGACTGGGAAGGGCCTCTATTGGCGCCCATACAAGGGCATTAATGGACGCTGGAATGTTAGTAAAAGATGCTAATCTAGGATGGCATCTAGCCACTGGATATATTCTTAATATTGAGCCTAAGCATACAACTCCAATAGACATTGCTGGTGAATTTATTCGTAAGATGATTGATGAAAAATGATCAACGAAAATATTTTTCGAGTCTTGCGGACCTCGGCTGCATACTTTGCAGACATCTCGGCTACGGACCTACACCTGCAGAGATACATCATATACGGCGGTTTGGAGGCAAGCGAGATAACGCACCAGTTATACCACTCTGCACCGAACACCATAGAGGCAATACCGGCGTTCACGGACTTGGTCATAAAGGATTTGACAAACACTATGGTATTACCGAAATGGAACTATGGAGCAGCTCGGAGCAAGTACTACACGAGAAGACTGAGGCTTCAAGACTCTTTAAATAACCAAGATCTTATCTTATCGCAAGCGGAAAGAAATAGATTTACCTTGCTAAAGTTCTAAGGGATCGAAACCCAATTCATCCGATATAACCTTAGTACGCCGCCTGAACTCAGAGTCATGGTGGGTCCAGCGACTAGTCTTATATCTACTCATATGGACGGCTTCATGGCATAAGACCCTGATAACAGTCGATAAATGACCGCATCTCTTATCTGAAATGGTAATGATATGTTCAAAATCCCCGCCATCATCATATAAATAACTGCCCATAACGTCTGGGTCTTGATCTACTATAAACTCAATCTCTTCAGGCAACGGCATATTCCAGCGATCAAAAGGCTTCATGCAATAGATTGCACAATATAAGTTCTTTAAGATTGCTGGTGTTAGTTTCATACCTTATTGATACATCCCCTGAATTCGAAAGCGTCTTCCCCGCATACCTGAATAAGCTCAGGAAGCATAAGACGCCCCTCCTCAAATGATAACAGGGCGAACCCTTCCCGCCAGTCTTTAGGGTTATCCTCAATGTATGCCATGAACTGTTCCCCATGAATGTTCGCTAGGCAGCCCGTTTGGACCCCATAGCGGGTTCCGTTGTAGTCGGTGAAGGGTTGGACAGCCAAATTGTGTGTGTGGCCTGTAATGATGTTTGTGCCTGTTTTAAGGGCATTGGCACGACCAGCACCAAATCCACCCCCTATACGGTGTTTAATACAGGTGTCTTCGTTGACCCAATAGGACCAGCATGGTTTCCACATAGGGAAGTGGTCTTTAAGGGTAAACCCTGCTACTCCCTCATAGGTACCCATCTGAGCTGATAGGAAGGTCTCAAAGCGGGCATCGTGGTTTCCGAGGGTCCAGATAAGCTCTGCTCCTACGGCAGCCTTCTCGATGCCTGCCATCATCTCCTGACAGGCTTCTAGCTCTTCCTTAACCGTTGGGGTCTTTTCCCAGCCAATTCGAGGATGTCGGCTTGCTTGTGAGCCGTCAAACATATCTCCATTAGCTACCACTACTTTAGGTTTAAATTCTTTAATGATTAATAAGAGGGCTTTATATGCAGTAGAAACTTCATCAGGCCAGAAGTGAGCGTCTGAAAAGACTACTACCCGACCTTTTTCCATTTCAATGCCACGTCTTGCATGACCTGGTGTTTGTTGAAGTTTCTTAAGACTATTTATCCTAGCATCATTATGTGTAGGTAATTCTATCTTGCGTCTTATTTCTACTGTTCGTCGTCGGTTATATACAGCCCTGACATTTAATTGATGTTTTTCAGCAAACTTTTGGGGGCTACCAAGCTTCATCCATTCTGCAATAAACTGATCATCAGTTAAATAATATCCAGACATAGTTTCCTCTCTTATGGTTATAGGGGTTTTACCATAAGTAATTTAAGAATGCATTACATTTATATGATTTATAAGGGAATATCCCTATTTTTTCAGTTGTTTTCTCATGCTTTCAACTTGTTCTGCCATATCAGACATTAGTATTCTCAAGCGATTCATTTCTGCCCGCTTCTCGTCTGCTGGAATATTTGGATTATTTTCAATTAATCTAGATTGTTTACGTAACTCAGAGAATTGTTTAGAGGTTTTATCGTATACCTTAGCAAGGGCAATATCATTACCACGCTCTTCATAGATCTTTTGAACTTTCTCAGAATCACCTAGCTCAGCATAATGGCGCATATCAGCCAAGGCAGATTGCAAGTTAACATTATTCTGATAGAACTGGGTCATATATTTAGACTGAGTTTGTGGCTCGGTTTTAATAAAGCCCATCGCTACAGTATCAATTATTGGAGGGCGAACCTTTGTACCTTCTTGGAATGGCTCTACTGCTAAGTCTGCTGTAGAAGCTGCTGTAGCACCAAGCCAACCAAAGTAAGCTTTAATAGCATAGTCCATTTGAACCGGAGAGAACCCTTGAGCTTGTGGATTAAATGTTAGGATCTTAGCCGCACCTTCAGATACTCCACCCAAGGCAATTGCTAATCCACTAGTCTTGCTGTTGATACGCTCTTGCTTAGATAAATTCTCCATACCACCAGATTCAATTGGCGCCCCAGTAAAGCTATCTTTATTAGCATAGAGATCAATTAATGGCTTGACCATCTGCGGAGTTGGATTTAATGAGAATGTATCCATCAAGATATGGTTTAAACGATCAGCAAATACTTTGCCTTCTACGTTCTCATCAGCAATCTGTTCGTATGTACGTTCTGCAATGGTGCCTAATGCGCCAATCTCAAATGGCTTAGGAATACGATATGCAGTATCACCAATCTTAAACCACCAGAAATTATCACGATCCCAATCTTCACGGCGCTTGAAGTCTTCATCGTCCTTGTACATGTCATACAAGGCAAGAGAAGCCAGCATTACTGCACTAGATATGGTTGCAAAACGCATAGCCTTTTGTTTATCGCCAATCTTTAATTCTGCCCCAGTTGTTGCATTGGAAATAACTCGATATGTAGGAGCTACGCCATCACGACCAAGCTTATAGAGACCCTGCAAGCGGGCATTAAAGAATGGAACTACAGATCCAATGACCTTAACAGCACGGAACTGACCTTGCATGGAGAAGTCCATAAGGTCACGAGCTGCATAAGAAGCCTCTAGGTGGCTCTTATTGCTATCAATTAACTTCTGATAAAGGGCTAGACGGTTGGCATTCTCAAACTTGTTTCCTTGTTCGTTGTACCAATTTAACAGATCGCCTAACTTACCTTTGATCTTGTCGGTTGTATCTAGAATCTGGTTAGCATTAACACCCTTGTCAACCAAACGTTTAATCAACTTAGCCTGGTTACCTTCATGGGCAGTACCCATTTCAAAGATACCGCCGCCAGCTAATGCCGACATAAACGTAGGATTACCTTTCTTGCTCATAGCTAATCCGTTATATACGTTACTAAACATATTAGGGCCAAGCTCAGAAATTGCAGCAGACTGGATTGAGTCACGAATTAAGTTGCGCACCTTATATGCTGGCGACATAGTGATACCGTAACGCAAAGCATTAGTAAATCCTCTAGCAATGTCTAGGAACTGAGACTTTGGGCCAAGGTATGAGATTGTGGATATAGCGTCAACTAAGTCTGGATCAGATAGCTCATAGTGAACTGGCTTACCATCCTTCATTACTTTAACTGAACCTTTTGGATACTTGCCGTCCATTGGCTTGACTTCTGTAGCGGCGCCCATTTTTACTGCAGCATCAATCGTTTTGACGGCAGCTTGGTTCTTCATTGCGGCAGACAGAATATGAGACCAGTTCATTAGAACGTTCTCCATCAAGTCATTCAGCTTCTTCTCTCCACCCTTAAGTGTTTTGCTGAACTGCTGACCTGTTAGCTTAGCTGCTGCGCTTACAGACTGGACATCGCCCTCTTCCATCATCTTATAAAAAGGAATGTAATAGATATCACTAGCAAACTTGTCATAACCAGCTTGATCAATCAAACCTAAATCTTTAGCAATCTTTAATACAGATTTGTTTAATTCATTCTCTTCACGCAATGCTTGCTCGTAAATTGCTTTGCGTGGTTTGCCGTTTAAGTTACCTTGAGTTAATTGATCACGACCAGCCACCAAGTCCGCAGGTAAAGAGCGCTTATCTGCTGGAAGATTAGCATCACGGCTTAAAGCTTTCCAGCTCTGGTATTGATCTACCTCAGATCCTACTGGCTCAAGAATCTTTAACAATCCTTTGGTGTTGGCTTTGATATCTAATGCGCCATCTCTTACAGAAAGATGACCATGTTCTAACAATCCCTGTAATCCACCATCAATAGACTTGGAAAGACGAGCCATCATATAGGCAGTAGGATCGTACTTTTTAATAGCACGAAACTCATCAAACAATCCGGTTACCATACGCTCAAAGAAGTTTTCTCTTAAGCCATCCATCTTTTGCTTAACGGTAGCTTTCTCTTGAGTAAATGCGTTGCGTAACTTCTCCGCATATGCGGGATCTACACTTTGCATAGGGGCTTTAAACTTCTCACGGGATGGTACTTCTGCACGAGACACTGTAGATGTTGGGGCTGTCGTTGGTTTTAATTTACCAGCAGCAGCTCTTGCAAACACATCATCAGCAGTACGGGCGCCAGTATTCATAATGGCATTACGCAGTGCGCCTAAGAACTGTCTTACCTTATTGGCAATCGCTTTGATGAATGGTTTCTGTTTTTGGTAATCAGCAAAGGCATGAGCAATTGCTTCTTCAATTTGAATCTCTTGAGATTCTTTTCCATAGTTTTCAGCAATGTTGTATTTTTTCAACCATTCTGCCTTAGCCTGCTTCTCTAAGATAGACCACTCTTTATCCGAGAACATACCAAGATCTTTCATGGCATGCAATGCTTCATGGTTCAGGGTGCGAATTGGATCCGAACTGGACATAGAAACACGGATCAAGTTCTGAAAATAGTCTCCGCTAATTTCATCTGATTTGCCTTCTAAAGTACGGATAATCTGTTCTTCAAACTTTAGACCAACATTCTTTAAGCCCATGCGATCTAAAGCTTTTCTAAAGTTCTTAGCCATCTTCTTACCGTCAGCCATAAACTTATCTGAATAAGGGGTGGCAACTTCAGCACGATACGATGGTTGTACTGCTGGAGCTAATTGATCTGCTTGTGCAGTAGTTGGGATCTGCGCAGTTGGAGTTGTAGCTGGAGGAATGCCTTCTGGAATTGGGGCAACTTGTTGCTCAGAAACAACAGGCTCCATATCTAAGTCAGCTAATTCTTGTTGGCGTCTGTCAATCTCAGCTTGCAGTTGTTCTTGTTGGTTGTAGAGGATATCTATCTGAGCAAGAGCGTCTCTGTTTTCTGGAGTTGCAATGGTTTCTTTGTTATACGCAGCCTCAAGCTTACTGAGAAATGCTTTAACTCCACCAGTATCGCCAACACTGTCTAGCTCTTCTTGAGTCATTACCCCATCTTCTACTGCTCTAAGGGCTAAATCATCAACTGCGCTACCGTCTTTAGAAAAGAACTTTCTAGCACCGGCTGCAATTTTAGTTCCCTTGCCACCAGCACGAACCTCAAGAGCGTTTGGTAATGTATCAGCTACCTCAGATTCTTTAATTGGATTCTTCTTAATCCACTCTTCAAAATTAGTAGCTTTCTGTGAAACAGCCTTCTCTGCATTTGTAATCTCTTTAGCAATAGTCTTTAGATCTTCTCCAAGACCACGAGTCTCAAACGCAAAAATATCTTTTTCAGTAGGATCAATTACTACATTTGAACTGTTTGGATTGAATGTTAGGGTTTTCCCTGTGACTGGATCTTTAACATTAACCTTGCCTTTGTCATTCAGGATACCTTCGTAGATCTCTACTTTGGGACCTTTTTGTACAGCAACGGTACGCATGCTAGTAAAGCTGGCTGCCTTAGCTTCTTCTGCAAGTAATTCATCTGGGGACGGTGGGCGAATAACACCACCTTCAAATGGTGCATTAGCAAATGCTGACTGCTGCGCTCTTAATGCATCTACTTTAGCTTGCTGTGTAGCAACCTCTTGTTTTTTCTTATCGTAGAGATTGTTGAGCTTTTGCATTGCAGGAGAATACTTACGAGCCTCTGCCATGCGAGCAGCCATGACTGCTTCTTTGTCACCAAAGGTGGCATATGCTTCAGTGTTCTTTTGGTTGGCGTAATAGTTCTTGAGATAGTCAGCTTCTTGTAGCTTTTCTAAACTATCTGAAATATCTCCAGAAGGAGATACGTACATTGTTTGTGGCTCTTGGGCATCTGCTACAGAAATGTCTACAGGCTGTGGTTCATTAGTCTGTTGTGCCAATGCCTGTGCTGCCGCTAAATCACGACCAGCTTGAGCCTTATTGGATACACGACCAAGAATACCAATTGGGCCAAGCAACGATACGGCAAACGCTGTTTCACCGTACTCTTTAAGTGCGTCATCATTAGTAAGCGCTAATCCAGCCTGCGCTCTTTCAAGCATCTGCTGGGTTACTTCCGTTGGGATCTCTGCCAATACGCCAGTTGCAGTACCTTTAAGGATTGTTGTAAGCAATGCTTCTTCTGCTAGCTTAGCACCACCACCGCCAATTAATTTTCCTACTGATGGGCCTAGTATTTTAGAAACAATATTACCGCCTAAAGGTATCAACGTTCCTGCAACATCTAATGCAGCCATAGGAGCAGCTACACCAGCGGCTACCCCACGATTAATATCTAAGGGTTTACCCTCATCTTGTTGTGCTGCTGCTTGGCGTTGAATGTTACCGCCATACTGTTGAATAAATGAAGGGGCAAATGCGCCACCAATACCACCAACAACTGCACCTACTGGACCTGCTATAGATCCTGCAGCCGCACCAGTTAAACCACCAGCTAGGGTTGCTCCAATATTAGGTGCTTGTTCTGCTAGTGCTGAAGGAATTTGACCGCCAAGCTCTTTAGCTGCAGCCAATAATCCTTGTTGCTTATAGACGTCTTGTAGGCGTTCTAAGCTAGCGCCAGTACCCAACCTACGTTGAATGTCTGCTTGACGCTCCTGAGCCCGCATAGCGGCTTCTTCGCCACCTTTTGTGATGGATTCATAAGCAGTCTGACCAGACGATTTAAGTTGCTCAAACCCACGCTTAACATCGGTAGTTAAACTACCCTTGGGTTCTGCCTTAGCGCCACCAGTTAAGTGCGCAATAATCTCGTCATCAGAATAACCAGATGAACGAGCGGCTGCAGCATCAAAGCCCTTTTGTTGACCTAGATAGTCTGCAACTTCATTTGGAGTATACCCAGAACTTAAAGCGGCATTTACATCAAAAGCCATACTTACTCCAAATTATTTATTGAATGTGCCGATAGGGGGTCTATTTCCTGCAGGCGCAGTTTGTGTTTGTGTTGTTGGTTGTGTATAGCCAGATAATGCAAATAACTGTTTATACACAGGATCATTATATATCGACTGTAGTGCCGCTTGATAGTTAGGATCCTTAGGCATTGGGATTGGGAAGCGATCTTGTAACGCCTTAAGCTTGACTTGTTCGTACTGACGCAAATCATCACGAGCTGCCAATACCTGCCTTTGAGAAATCTCGGACATTCTGACGCCACGATTTGCTTCTTCAATCCTCTCCCTCTGAGATAAAGCAAGATCTTTGTATTCTTTTTCTAAAGCACGATTAGCGGCAGCAGATTCAGCAGCAGAACCAAACTTATACATACCAAGTTGTGCAGCCATAATATCTTTAGCTTGATCTTGTTCTTGTTTTTTCAGGGCGCCATATGTGCTAACACCGCCAGTAAGCGTATCTCCAAGTCCTTGTCCTAAGTATCTTGATCCACTCTTTAACCCAGATCCTGCGGCACCTAATAATGAAAGACCTAACTGCATCTTCTTATTTTGAGCAACTTCTGCAGCTTGCTGTTTGATCATGTCTCTTAGTTCTTTGGCGTACATTTCAGCTTCAGATGGCTCTCTAGGAGCAGCCGGAGTAACGGCATCTTTTTCTGGAGAGTATTTATTGGCTCCAAAACCAATGTCATAGTTCTCAGTAGATGGAACATAAGGAACTATTGCTGTTGGTGGCAAATTTCTATTGTTTTCAGAAATAGTTGCATAACGATTGCGTTCAGCAGGCGTCATTTCTAAAGCAGCAGAAGTATCTTTTTTAGCTGCTGGCAAAGAAGTAATACCACTTACAGCAGGAGATCCAGCTTTATATTTGCCAGTCATAGCCTGACGAATTTCAGACGGAGTAGCCTCTACAGATGGCTTTTCATTTTTGCTATAGTAGTTCGTACCAAAGCTACTAATATAATCCCTAGCTTTTCCTAGTGTATCAAGTGGGCTTCTTATTGCGTCAAACACAGCTCTATCAATTGGTCCCATTTCATACTTGTCATCATCTTCAACTTGGCTTCTATCTGGGCCATTGCCAGCGTAGCTTTTAATTCTTCCGCCGTTAGCAAAATGAGATATATATTTTTGGGTTTCTTTTGGAATCGGCAATGTTTTATCTGAAGCTAACCACTTCTTAACATTACCAGGACCCCAATTGTAAGCCATAGCAGCAATTCGTGGATCTCTAAATTCTCTAAGCATAGCAATACCGTACTCATCGCCAACACGTTTTAATTCTTCTGGGCTACGATCACGAGCTGGAGTTACTCCATAACCAGGATCTTTTTGCGTTTTGCGCATTACTTGCATGATGCCTTCTGCACCTTTTGGAGAAGTAAGGATATTACCCTTGGAATCAAAGTGTCGACCACGGCTTTCCAAGTGTTGTATTTTAGATAAGAATCCTTCAACATCTGTTTCTTGTGCATCTGGTCTAGCAGATGATGCCGTTTTTGCCTGATCAAAAGACTGTGGCATAGCTGATCTTACAGCTTGAAAAGATTGTGGTACGGCTTCTCTTACAGCTTGAACTGCTTGAGTACCTTTGTCAGCTAAACCACGAATACCACCAGCTACGCTAGATGGAAGAGCGTCAAGTAATTGGTCAAAGCGTGAGCTGCTAGATCTTTGTGGAAACAACCGTGCCATCTCACGATCATCTTCTTCATCATCGTCTAAGCTAAGACCACCGCCGCCAGCAAATGCTACGATACCGCCAGCAGCCATACCTTGTGGCATGCCTGAAGGCAATTGAGTTACGCCAGGCTGATTCTCTGGGAGTTGCTGTGATTGTTGCATAGCTTGCAACATACGGGGATCAACTTGTTGGGGCGCCATTTGTTGTGGCGCTGCTTGTGCTAACACATCCTCAGCAACAGTTCCTGTAGGAGCCTGAGCTGGAGCTTGTAATTGTTGACGGCGTTGAATCTCAGCTAAAGCTAAGAACTGAGGCACTACGCTATTAGGATTCTTTGCATAGCCAACAAGAGTACCTTGAGGTACATCTTTTAATTGCTCTGATAATTGTGTAATGTTCATACTTAACCTAATAATTGATGTAGTTTAATGTCTGCCAAACTAGATCCTGAGCTTTTAACAACCCCGCCTTTTGCATACTTTTTAACTGTGCCGCCTTTATTAAATGCTTTATACAATGTATATGCACCTAATCCACCTAGACCAAGATTTAAAGCTTGATTTGCTATGTTAGGAGGAGATGTAAATTGACTGTTTGTTTGTGATGCACTTTGGAAAGGCAAGTTAGACATCATGGATTGCGCATACTGTTGTTGTTGGTATGGAAACATCTGTTGCTGCATACCAAACTGATTTTGCAATTGAAGTTGCGCTAACCTAGCTTGTGCTTGTTGAGCAGCAATATTACCTAATGTACCCCCAGCTTGAGTAGCTCCAGCGTAACCTTGCTGAGCGCCTTGAACACCTTGCAAACCAACTTGTGATCCTTGCATAGCAGTACCAAGACCTTGCAAACCAACTTGTTGACCTTGCATACCAGTTTGTAAACCTTGCAATCCTAAGCCAGCGCCAAACTGTTGTGCTTGTTGTGCCGCTTGGAATGCTTGTTGTTGACCTGTTGCATCAATACCAGCTAAACGATTTTGTAAACCACGGTTGGCTTCTGCTTGTTGTAGCGTTAAACGGTTACCACCAAATGCTCCAGACCCAGCAGCTTGAGCCGCCATTTGTGGTGCTTGAATTTGATAATCACGAACTGCTTGTTGCTTCTGATAGTCAACTACATTTTTCATGTAAGGAGACATATACTGTTGCATAGCTTCTGGACTAGTAGCTTGCTGTGCATACATATCACCAGCACGGCTAGCTGCAATACCCATTGAAGATCCAAGATCACCATACTTAGTGCCTTGTGCGCCGTATTGGGCGCCTTGTCTTCCGTAATCTAAAGCAATTGGAACAGTGCTTAAGGAGCCTTTTCCACCCGCTTCAGCTAACGCCTGACCAGATGCAAAGCCACCAGGTAACTGTAATCCAGAAGCGCCAACATAGGACTGATTTAATAACTCAGGAGTTTGCTGATTAGCAATAAGGTTCTGGGTAGCATTTAAATAGTTGCTAATGTAAGGTTGCGCCCAAGGCTGAATACTGGGCGTAGATGTTGTTGTAGACTGTGATTCTGGACTTGAGGTATCAATACCTTGTGTTGGAAGTGGCATGGCTTAACCTTTTGGTAAAAATTTATTTGGATCGATTTGTTTGCCCTGCTTTTCATTTCCTGTGCGGGCATGGCGAATTCTATCCATCATCTTGTATAACTGTTTAGCGCCAGCATCAGTAGAGCCATTTCCTAAATGACTTACTACATCGGCTGGAATTACAAATTCTCCATCAGCCAAAGCTGCTGGTTGACTATCTCCAATTTGAGCAGGAATGTTGTCAGACATACCATCTCCTGGGCCTTTCAGTAGGCGCCCACCATCAGAGTATGAACCAAGTGTAGAAATTCCGCCACCATTTCCATACATCATGCCGCCTTCTGCAGCACGTCTAGGATTGTAATTGTAGATTTGCGCATCATACAGTTTGCCGTAGTTTGGCTGGGAAAGCATAGTCGGCTGAATATAAGGTTGATTTGGCATTTGAACGGGCGCAGGAGATGGACTTCTAGTGCTACCACCTTCTTGACCAGATGAACCATTTGCTGCGCTACTAAGGGTTTTAAGAGCCATATTAGCAGCCATCAACTGTTTAGCAGTCATAGGACCAGAGCTTTTTAAACCAATTTGTGCCGCCAATTCTGGAGATATACCAGGAAAACTACTACTAGCAGGGAACGCACCAGAAGAACTGCCTAAGCCAAGCTCCGCTGCTAATTCTGGAGATATGCCAGGAAACCCACTACTGGCAACTTCGGGAGCAATTGAAGTAATTCCAAGAGATGGGCTAGCAATAGGAGCGCCAACAGTTAAAGCAGCAGCTTCGGGTAATGCAAAAGCTGGAGCAGCAAAAGTACTTCCTGTTATTTCAGCAAGAGGTATAGCAGAACTACTTAAAGCGGCCTCACCAGCAAGTTCAGCAGCAAGTGCAGGACCAGCTATGGCAGCGGCAGCGGCAAGAAAAGGTGCGTATGGACCAATCTTATTGGCAAACCCTTGAATACCACCAACGTCTGGTTTAGGCGTATATTTACCATAAGCGCCTTTTAATTCCGTAGCAATTTGGTTTGGGTCGTATTCAGAAGCGGCTATTGAATTGCCTTCTTCGTCTACTTGTGGCTGGGCATTTTCAGCATAAAATTTAGCAGCACTTGGATCATCAACTAATTGATCTACAATAAACGCATAAGCATCTGGGTCTCTATTAAGTGCATCAACGTTAGCTCGTAGCTCTTCAGTTGAGGGATCACGACCTAAGGTCGCTTTATATGCTCTAGTTAGATCTGATGCAAAGTTGTTAGGATCGTTATCAAATGGAGACCCCCCTTGAGCAAAACTAGCAATACCACCCTGAGCAAAACGAGATACAGCCTGACCAGTTAAAGGGTTAGTCTCTGGATCATAATCAGAAATAGCGGCTTGGGCGCCCAATGGCAGTTGACTTGGCGTAGAGTACTGGCTACGGTCAAGCTGACTCATAGGGTACATACCCTTGTTCATAAAGTCGTACTGCCCTAAATCGCCGATGCCGTTAGAAGCCATATTAATCCCTAATAATCTGTGTGAATTTTAACATTTAAACCTTGACTTTCAAAACATTAGAGCTGGCTGTGTCAAGATATACATCGCCCACCCGTAAGTAAGCCAAATCAGCTTGTGTAGGAATACTAAGCACTCTAGCCCCAGTAACCACATTTGCCTGACTAAAGTTCAAGGCAGCAATAATTCTGGGGTTACCATTGACCACATTTCGCTGGGTAGACATAGCCGAAGGACCGGGGTTGTCTAACTGATTGAAATATAACCTTAAAACAGCATTAAGCTGTTCTTGGTACTGCTGGCTATATTCTGTTGGCGCAGCAGGTAAGTTAGGGTTTTTAGTAGTTCCAGTACTCATCTTCTACCGTCCGGTCTAATATCAATACGTGGGGTACCCATCTGCCAAGATACGCCTAGTCCATCAGAGTAGATTCTCATAGCCATTTGACGACCACGAAGGCGGGTATAGACTTGCCCTGTAAACTCTTGAATTGTATATACGGGAACTGTACTAAAGTTATCCGTACTTTGAACTGGGTTTAAATCTGCATTTCCATAGTTTGTACCACTGTTCTGACGTGGGCGCAATTGCATCGTTACCGTAGGCTGGTTTACATTTGAGCCGTTAAAGTTAATATCGGGCAACATCCGCCATACGTAACCGAAGTTATGCCCATCCCCAATGTCAAAGTCAGAAGACTGAACATAGGAAACAATAGGTACTGTAGTGGCTGTGGAAGCATCATCATTACCAACCTCGTGGTAAATAATAGTTCCTGTTGGGTTTGCAAGCTCATCAACGCCATTAATGAATGCGCCCATAGGGTTCTGTCTAATACCAGAATCTAGCCAAGATGTACGGTTTAATGCGCCGTAATACCATACACGGTCTAAGTAGTTATAGACTACATACTTATCTACGACTGTGCTGTTTACAGAACAGTAGAACCACCAGATTTCATTAAATCCTTCATTGGTTCCACAAGAAACTTGCCATGATTGGTCTTTATTAATATCGGCAAAAACAAATTGGCGCAGCGCACAAGGCAGCGTTTCTACACGACCAGAATACATATAGAACTTATCAGTACCCATCCAGTAAGTAACGCCATTAATTGTAATGATAGCGTTTGGACCCATAATTGAGATGTTATCCATCAATACGGTAAAGCCCCAAACATAGGGAGGCCCAAGATACTGCATGGAGTATATGGTTGAGTCTGTCAATACTAAGATTTCTTGGCGGGTGTTAATAGACGTTACGATGTAAGAGCCGTGCGATAAGCGGAATTCACCAGCCTGATTGGTAATATCTGGTACCCATTGGTAGGGGTTTTCTTGGTCAGACCAGCGTACCAACATAGGATCAAACGGTGTTAATGGATCTGCGGGGTTATATGAATTAGCGCCCATAGCAATAACAAAGCGTTGAATATCAGAAGATACTACTTCATTGGTAGCATTTGGAACCCACTGCCCACTAGTAGCTACGGCTACGTTAGCTAAAGCAGCCAAAGGTTTACCTCTAACCTGTATACCTAAAGCAGCATCCCAATAATAGATTTGTCCGCCACGAGGAGCAAAAATTAAATCCTCGCCATAGTTATCGGCAGACCATAAGCGAAGTTGTGATCCTACTGTTTGCGGTGCAGCATTACCCCATCCGTAAAAACCCCAAGGAGCAGCGCCCCAACCGTTACCAAATGTATATACAGCAAGACCAACAGGAACTAAATAGTCCACAGTAATGTTACTGCCTCCACCAGCGTCTACTTTTGACGTAGTAAAAGTAATATTAGTTAAATTATTATCTGGAGTACTGATAGCGGGGGCATACCAATAGCTCGTTCCATATTCAAACACTTGATGTTCTTGGTTAATAACGTTTGCAGCTAAACCGCCAACTGATGTAGAGTTTGACAGTATTACAAAGTCTCTAGTGTTAGAGATGTTATTGGCATCAAAGAATTGAAAGTATCCGCTTGCTATATTAGCGCCTGCAGTATGCGTAGCGGCAGTTGTGTTATTAAACCCACGAATACAATTAACAGCTACGTTTGCCGTAATATTGTTGTAGTAAATTTGCTCACTATCAATCTTCATTACACCTGCTTGTGGTGCAAAATAAGCAGCGTTTGTTAACGAAATAGTGGTTGTATTGATTGTGACGTTAGATACTAAGGTTGTAAACCCAGTAGAGATTGTATTGTTATAGGTTGCTCTACCGATAATAGGCGTGATGTCGTAATAAAACCCACCAGACTCAACATAATATTTAAGGTTTGTGCCAATACCAAGGTAGTTAAATCCAGCCAAAGTAGCCCAATTCCAAATAGAACGAGCAACACCTAAGAATCTATTAGCACTTAGACGAATCCAACCACCTAACTTTTCTGGAAAGCCAGAACGAAAACGAATCTTATCCCCATCAAAGTAACCGCCTTCGTTAGAATAATCGGTGCCTTCTCGGTTTAGACCAGGTCGTAGTTGTATTTTTTGTAATGGCATCGGGTTTACCCTAGTACAGATAGTGCTTTAGCAATCTTGGCTTTACGGTCTTCTAACCCGATTAAGCCACCGTTAATGCGTTTTGTCATTGTCTCAAAATCTCCAGCATCTGCCAAGGCATTTAAGCTTTTCTTATTCCAAAACCAGCCTGCACTTAGAGCCGCATATTCAGGAGTATTAAGCAGACCAGGACTACTGAGAAGATCCACACCAAGACCAGATCCACAGTTTCCATAGTTTTCCTTGCCCGTCAACTGAATTAACCCACGACCGTGGTATTTCCAACCATCGCCTGTTTCTTCTACACCATTACCCATACGCCCACCATACACTTTATTGGCAATCATTTCTGGGTGGTAGGCATACTTCATAGCGGTAGCCGAGTCAGGAAATCTAGTAGGCCATGTACGCATTAGGGCCTGTGAGCTGTAGTTTAAGTTTTCTTCAAGAGTTTTGAAATTATTAGATTCATGAGCGCACTGACCAATAAACGCTGCTTGACGCTCTGGTGTGTTGATGTCGTATTTAGCAAAAGTATTCTCCAAAGGATTTAACCACTTGGAATCAATATCTAGAGCCTGTAACTTTTCATTACTTAGCATTAAAAATGCCTATCTGTTCATTTAGCCAAGCCTGAAGAGAAACAAGCTGTTGTGTAGTTATTGCACATTTTTCAATAAATTTAGGGTCGGTGGGGGTGCCATCAGTGCTGCTGGCGGTGTTGGAAATTGTGCCTGTTTGACCGCTACTGGAGAGGCGCATCCCACCATAAGTAGACTTAATAAGAGCAAGCTTGTTTTGATAATCATTTTTTACCTTTTCATTAACTTGAGTGGCTTCCTTAGCCTTGTATAAATTAATCATTTCCTGTTCTTTAGCAGCGGTTTCGGCTTTAGATACATAGGCATCATACTTAACGGACTGGTATTTGCCGTAGCCTATACCACTTATGGCCGCCAAAGATAGGGCTGCATAAATATAAAACTGAATTGGTATTGTTAAACCGAACATTATTTTTTGTCCAATGGCATAGTTGTATAAAACCGCAAGATTGCGCAGATGATGCCAATAGTCATAAATATTGGGCCGTAGTATTGAGGCTGTATGTTATCCCTGAGATATGGGAAGTACATTTCTACAGCACCAAATATCACCATTGCAAAAGAGAACCACAGGGTCTTTGAGCGCATAACACTCATAGTCTTGCGTCTCATATTACGCTGTATAAGTACCAGAAACGGTGTATCTCAGGATAGTATTTGCGCCAGAGATAGTAACTGTTGGAGCGCCTGTAGTAACATTACTATAGCTTGCAGTAGGAATAGAAACTACGATTGTTCCTGAACCACCTGTGCCAGTACCAATACCGTTAAAGAAACCACCACCGCCACCGCCAGTATTTGTGCCACCATTAGAACCACCTGCGCCTCCACCGCCACTACCTCCACTAATAGGGCTACCACCTCCACCGCCGCCTCCACCGCCGGAATAAACAACAGTTGTGCCAGTTAATGTACTGGAATAACCATTACCGCCCGGACCTGCTAAGGAATCGCTAAAAACAGTTCCTCCAACTGCACTACCACCACCGCCACCGCCGCCAGTAAATGTTCCCCCAGTGCCACCAGCAAATCCTTGACCTGATATTCCAGCGCCACCGCCTCCAATGCGTGTAGGATCACCAGCACCAGAAGCACCACCACCTCCTGAACCACCACTTGCACCACTAGCTTGAAACGCACCACCAGCGCCACCGCCAGTTGCTATAGCAACACCTGTAATAGATGAGTTTGTTCCCTGTCCATTAATACCGCCACCACCGCCAACAACCATTGTATAAGTAGCTCCGGGTGTTACTGATAATGAACTTGCAATGAAGCCTCCACCACCGCCACCTCCTGAACCAGAACCACCACCTCCACCGCCAGATACAATTAAGAAGTTAATGGTATATACACCTTGTGGATAAGTTTGGAATCTAACCCATGTACCGCCTGTATAACCTTCATAAATAGATAGCTCACTGTTGTAACGGAAAATACCAACAACGCCATTTGCGGCACGGGATGCTGTATTTCCAGTTGGTAAAAAGATTTGCCCAGTACTGGTATTAGCGTAAATATTAGCGCCAAAAGTAGCCTGATTTAAAACAACTAAGTTTTGACCAATAGAAGCATTACCTGTAACCGTTAAGTCGCCGTCAATGTAGTTAAACTGTGTAGCACTGAAGAAGTTTGCGCCGTCACAAAAAATTACTTCACTTGCAGCATTGGCAATAGCAATACCGTTTCCGCCAGCCGTTTTAACGGTTACTGTAGCGTTTGAGAAGTTACGAACAATATAGGTCTTTTCTACTGCAGGAGCAATAACGTTGCAGGGGGCGCCTAACAAACCACCAAATACCAATACAGCATTACGAGCCTGGTCTGGAAGTCCATTATAGTCTGTTAAGGTGTAATCCCCGCCAACTAAAGTGATTGGTTCAACGCCAGCAATAGCCTGTTCAAGCAGGGTTCCTAGGTTGTTATTGGTGGTTGTACCCCATGTACCGGCTTGTTCGCCGTTACCGATAAGCTCTAATCCTAGCGAGGTTGAATAGGTGGATGGCATGTTTTATCCTTGATAATCGTTTACGTTAATCCAGCTTGTATTTGCAGTATTGTTAATAGTAGTCCAAGTTCCGGCATTAGCCGTTACAATATTAGCCCAATTTGGGGTTTGTCCGTCGTTGATTGTAATCCAACCACGGGTGAAAAGCGACTCATAAATAGTCATTAAATCCTCTACAACCCCTGCAAAATCAGCAGAAGCTGCCTCGGTATCAGTCAGGCTATAGGATTCAACTAAGGCGCCTACCCAGTCATAGCGGGCGGCTTGAGCGTCTGTTAGGGTAATAGTATCGGTAGTATTGCCAAGGGCTGATCTGATGCCTTCATAAACATCTAACAAGGTTACTGTTTCATCGCTGGCTACAAAGAACTGGAATTGACCCGGAGCCTCATCTGTAATATCTACGGAATCTACTACGTCACCAGCAAAGTTAGCGGTAGAGTCGTATAAGTCGGTTAGGGTTACAGTATCTTCTGTGTTTACTGCAAAGCCTTGAGGACCCAATTCTACGGTAGTTAAGGTAACATTTTCGGCTGTAGTTGCTGTAAAGATTACTTGAGTAGACTGGGTTTCTGTAAGATTTGCAGTCTCTTCATCGGTTGCAAAGAACGCTACTTGGGTGCTAATTGTTTCTGTTAAGTCGGTAAATTCTTCTTGAATAGCGTAGGTATCCCATGCGCCTTCAGGAGTATCGGTAAATGTAATAGTCTCGCTGGACTGGGCAGATGTATTCCAAGCGCCATTTGCGGCATCCAACAAAGAAATAGTATCGCTACTAAATACAAAGAATTCAAATACTGGACTGTCATCTGTGGATAATGCAAAGGATTCAGCCGTTACTCCAGTAAAATTAGCACTAGATGCAAAGACATCCGATAAAGTAAAAGACTCCGCTAGCGCAGCATTAAAGGTATTGCCCGCTAAAGAAGCAAATGGTGACTGGGCAAATGCGCTTATACCAAACATAATTAGGCCGTGTAGGTTCCAGATCCGTTAAACGTTAAAATAGTGTTAGCTCCGCTTGTGGATACAGAGGCTCCAGATTGAACGCCAGAATAACGGGATGTTGGTATAGAAAGAATAATAACACCTGACCCACCCGCTGCGCCATATTTTAAGCTTCCCGGATCGCCACCTGAAGAGCCACCACCGCCACCGCCACCAGTGTTAACCCCACCGCCAGAAGGACCAAAGTTCCATGTTCCACCATATCCACCACCGCCAGAACCTCCTCCTCCGTTACCTGAAGAATAGTATCTAGATCCACCACCACCGCCGGCTCTAGTTATAGAAGAACCTGTGATTGACGAAGCAAGACCTGATCCACCACCACCGGCAGGGTTTTGCCATGCAGTTGGACTTCCGCCAGCTCCACCAGCGCCACCACCGCCTGCATTTGGATACCCACCTATTCCGCCATCATATCCTACGCAATTGGTACAGCCTCCTCCATTGCTGCCTTGTCCTGATGTGGCTGCTCCACCAGCAGAGGATGCAAAACCAGCACCACCACCTGAGCCACCGCTATTACCACCACCGCCTACACCTCCGCCACCGCCACCAACAGCCGTAATCGTGGTTAAACCAGTTCCAGAAATAGTTGAATTGCCGCCATTATTTCCGTTAGCACCGATACCTCCGCCACCGCCACCACCACCAACTGTTGCGGTATATACAATGCCGGGAGTAACCGTAGCTGTAGAAGTAAGATACCCACCACCGCCGCCTCCAGCTCCGCCAGCGTTAAAGTTGCCAGCAGGGGATCCACCGCCACCACCACCAGCTACAGCTAGATAGGTAATTGTGTATTCATTTACAACTGGACCCAGCGAGTTAGATGTGACGGCATTAGCAGTTCCAGCAGCATTAGTAGCAGTAACGTTACATGTAAGGTTTGCGCCAGCCTGCGTAACCGTTAATACAAATGTGTTGGATGTTGCGTTTGTAATGTTGGTTGCATTAGCCCTCCATTGGTATCCGTAGCTAGTTGGAGAGTTTGACCATGTACCAGTTGTAGACGATAATGTTGCGCCCACAACAGCGCTACCCGAAATAACAGGAGCAACAGAATTGACTGGCAAAGAAACGGTAGTTGGAGCAACCCATGCGCCAGCAAAATAAAATTCAACCTGTGCAAGTGCGTTGTTATATCGCATTGATCCTAAAGATGTAGACACTCTTTGGGCAGTATTTCCTGTTGGCAAAATAATTGCGCCAGTAGAGTTAAATGTAACATTTTGAGCGTTACTAATTGTGACTGCCGTTGTATTAGCAGTCTGTAATTCAAGAGACGCAGTAGTATCTACAGTTTCAACTAGTCCACTAGCGTTGGCGTTAAATATAATGCTCATGCTGTGTATGATCCGCTTGCTGTAAATTTTAGTACAGTATTGGCGCCATTGGTTGTTACTGTTGGGCTTCCTGTAGTGGTACCTGTGTAGTTTGTAGTAGGTATGGAAATAATAACCACCCCAGAACCACCAGCTCCACCAGCACCAGTGTATGAACCACCACCACCGCCACCGCCAGTATTAGCAGTACCAGAAATAGCCGCTGGAGTATTTACGGTTCCGCCAGAAGTATTTCCGCCACCAGCGCCACCACCACCATTACCTCCGGGTCCTACAGTACCATTGTTATAAATACCACCACCACCGCCACCTGCATAAAAAACTGATGATCCAGTAATACTAGACGCTAAACCAACACCACCAAATGCGCCAACTGTTCCATTTGTTTTTCCATTTCCTCCGACACCACCAGCACCACCACCGCCGCCATGAGAATAATTTGGAGTACCAGTGTCAGTAGAACCACCAGTTCCGCCACCAAAGCCTTGGCTTGCTTTTGCAGCGCCACCAACAGCGCCAGCTTGATTGTTGGAGTTTCCACCTCCGCCGCCAGATCCTCCATCATTGCCTACATTGCCACGATATGCTGTAGTTGATGATGCTCCAAAACGAGTACCCCCACCACCACCGCCATATGATGTAAATTGAAATACTGACGACGGATTTCCGTTAAGTCCGTTAATTCCAATATCGGACGTTACCGCTCCAGCGCCTCCAGCGCCTACAGTTACTGGATAAACAATGCCTTTGTAGATGGTTGTATTACCAGTTAGGAACCCTCCAGCACCGCCGCCACC